TTTCTTCTCCTTACAGCATATTTTAATTTTTCCATAGCCTTTGCTTTAGACTTCCGTTTTTTTCGACTCATTAATTTACTGATTTCACCCGCCATTTTTGCTCTATGACCACTACAATTAAAAGTATCCGCGAAATTAATAAGCGCATTCATCGCCCCCTTTCCATCTGTAGTAATACCTAATTTCACCTGTATAGTAATCTTTTTACCCGAATCATCTATATCCCATCCATATAATTCGGCATCGATTATCTTAAATTTTTGATTTTCATCTGGTGCTACCAAATCATTTTTATCTACAAATGTTCTATACGATTTTAATCGTTTCAATAAAACATCCTGGTCTTTTGGAGATATCTTAGAATTACTTATGATTTCTTGTTTCGTTGGTAATTTTTGTTGATCTTTATACTTTGCTTTTATAACTTCTGGAGAGAATTTGACACCTCTGGGAAATCCACGAGATACTATTTTGTCTTGAAATAATTTTTGTTGTTGTTCCTTACTTAATTCATCTATACTTTCATTGGGTAAACAAAGTGTATAAACAACTTCACCAATTTTTTGTATTTCTGATATTTTTTTTATCTTCATTTCATCAATTACTTCTTCGCCTACCCTTAATTCATCGGGAGAATATCCTTCAAATTTTATCTTATATGTTCTTTTAAAATTAGGCGGCGGAACATAATTACTAATTTCCCCACTCATAAATTTTTTATATACATCCTCTTCTTTTAATGGTTTGTTTACTTCAATTATTTTTGCTTTTTTTTTATGATGTTCAGGACGTTCCGTATTTAAATATATAACAGTATCACCAACTTTTAATGATTCTTTCTTCTTTTCATATTTGCTAAAAATACTTTGTTTATTTCTTTTCTTTTCATCGTATTCTCCAACTCTTTTCGGCAATTCATCGCCCGTAAAATTACGCCATTCATCTGACGGCATATAATCTCGAACATTATATTTTATATAAATCTTATATTGATATTTATGTGAATCCGGTTCACCTTTCTTTGGACAACTACTCATGTTATAAATTGGAGAGAAAATTAAATCAATATTTAATTACTGATTTAATTATAAAGAAGTTTTAAATTTATTCATCATTCTTAATTGTTCACGCATCTTATCTTTTTTTTTTACTTTTTCTAATAGTTCTTTGGCTTTTTTTATTTCTTTTTCACTAACTTTACCATCATTATCTAAATCTAATATATCTTCATAATTTCTGTATTTGGCTGGTATAATACAAAACTTGCTTTTTTCATTAAACAAATGATTTGCCAATACATTAAAAATAGCTGTTAATGCTAAAGCGATTAATATATCTCGACTACCCATCCATGAAATTGCAAATATCAACATTTGTCTACCTAAAGAATTACGCAGATATGCTTCTTGAGATTTACTTAATTCTATAGTAATATATTTAGAACCTATGTTTAATAAAATCATTACTATCCCGGCAAAAAATTTACTACTATTTAAACGCCCTAAATACATGAATAATAAACCCAATAGTCCTAAATTTTTATAAGACCTTGGAGATTTCGTTTTCTTTTTTTGTTTACTCATTTACTATTATAAAGTGAGATTTTCTTTTAAAAAGTGATTTTTATTTCTTTAGGAAATAATATCTTTTTCATAACAGTTTTAGATACTTTATATGTATCCCTAATTCTATCACCAACATTTCTCTCCACTTTTGATTTAATATTGTATATTCTCGCTCTTCCTTTTCTTTTAACTTTATTTAAAGATTTACTTATTGTAGAAGTATTTACAAATGACTCTTTAATAAGTATTTTATTAAAGCATTCTATTATAAAATACGATAGCAATACTATACAAAAAATATCTATTATAATATGTCTTTTCATTATTATAATACGAGAAATTAATTTAATTACCAAAGTGTTATAGCGATTCATTCTTTATAATTTAATGACTTTGGTTTCATCTCCATGTTTTTGGGCATCGCAAATACAGCAGAATTTTTCTTTTTTTCAGCTTCTTTTTTAAATTTCCGGTCTAAATCTACCATATTTCTTTTACTTATTGTACCAGATGTATATTGTGCTTGTTTATCACTATCTTTAGGGTCCAAATCCGCTACACCAATATTATCCATTGCTTCGAATGACTCATCAGCTTCTATCGGAATATCTAAACCTTCCAATATTTTTTTATTGTATGTTATTGCAAAAAATATTCCTACAGCCAAAATACCAGAATTCAAGCCAAAATATTTTTGTAATAGGACAATTAAGATGACAAAAATAATTCTTGATAACATTTTATTGGTTTCAACAAAATTAGTTATGATAATAGGAGTTTTATACATTAAAGCAATTAATAATGATAATAATACAATTTCGATATATTGTTCCATCCTTTATATAAATTATAATTATATATTTTTTCACTTTATTAATTTTAAATTAAAATCTTTATTTTTTATATCAAAGGATGACAAGCCAATTGGGATTTTCCGAAATTGAATTTAATAAAGAAAGTGATTTAGAAAATAAACCTCGACGGAGACGAAATAAAACAATAAAAAAAAAAGAACATAAAACAGAGAAAGTTAAACAGTTCCTAAATTCTTTAGAAGATATGAATGCTTCTAATGATAATACTTTAGAAAGTATGGATAATGCCAATTTAGAAGATTTTTCTGCCGATTTTAATCCACCTTCAACATTACTAACTAAACAAGGAACTAACATTACTGAATCTTTTGTAGACCCACATTTAACACCCGAAAATTTTGAAAATTTAGACCAAAATCAAGCAGTAAATCAAGAGTATTATAAACAATTTGTTCCTTATTACAACAAGGCTTCTAATAATGCTAATCTACACGGGTCCAGGGATGAATTAATGGAAAAATTAAATTATATTGTTCAAGTTTTAGAAGAAACAAAAGATGAAAAAACAGAAAATATAAGTGAAGAATTGGTTTTATATATGTTTTTAGGAGTATTTGTTATTTTCGTAGTTGATTCATTTGCAAGAGCAGGAAAATATACACGCTAATTCACCATAAATACATCTGTGCTCATCAACGGACGTAATCCAAAATTATAAAAATAATAAGATGTTGTAATTTGCACAAAAGATGTATATCTCTCTAAAATATGTTTAATGATTATAAAATTGTTAGAGATATTTTCTATAAATAAATATCTAAGTGGAGAGATTTTCCTGATTTTATCAATACTTATTAAAGCACCCAATGTAAACATTTTTTCATTTGGATTCATATTGACATCATTGTATGATGCAATAAACTCTAAACTATTTTCACCATTATATGTAGTATAGGTTTTACGAAAAACGTATATACTTACAGGAACATTATTCACCATTACAACACTTATATATATATTTTCGCTTTCTAACAAGTGTTTGATATTTGATATATTCGGTTTTATCACACATTCAAAATTACTATCTATCGAATTCCAAATATCCAATATTAATTTTAAATTTGAATCATTTATTAAAACTACATTTATATTCGGTTGGTCAAAGCTAATATTTTTATACCAATATTTCATATCGAAACCATAATTTTTATAAATACACAAAGGAACAATCATAGTACTATCACCCTCCCTCTTAAATAAAAATACAACATTTTTATGACTTTTTCTATGATTCACATAATGCGAATAAATTATTTCTGGAGCTATACCCCTTTTTCTTTTTTCTTTATGAACACACAAATGATCCACATAATGACATTTTAATTTATTATTATTCATTACACAATCCAATGGGCGAGTAGTCATAGATGCTATTATTCTATTAGAATTATTCACCTTCTGAATATATAATGATATATATGATGAATCATTATTATGTTCAAAATATGGTATTATCGACTGTTGGGTAGGTGTATATTGTTCCGTTTTATGGGGCATAAAATGACTTTTTATAAACGTTATAAATAGTGCCTTTTTTTCAGTTTTTAATTTCATAAACGTATCAAATTGGATTTCTGGATTATAATATTTATCGATTTTAGGTATACCATGCTGTATTATACCAGGAGGATTTAACCAATATTTTATATTATGATAATGAAATACAGGCTGTCTACTCCAAAATTGATATTTATATTTATAATACAAATACAACACTACAAACAATATTATTATTATTAAAATTGTATTAATAATCATAATAAATATATGTAAAAAAAATATAATATTCTTACTCGGGTTTATACATTATATATAAATATTGGTATTCATACAAACAATGAACCATATCTATTTTTCCCTTTAATATAAAGCCTACACTTTTCGCCAATGATAGTATATGTTTTTGCGGTTGCATGTGCAAAACATGCTTATTCGCCCTAATATTTTTCGTTTTGTCATCTTTCATATTTTCTTCAAAAAATGCTTTGTTTTCTTGTCTAATAAATTTAAAATTTGACTTATATTTAAAATCTTTAAATTTAACTATCGTATTAGTAATACGTTTTTTTGCAAATTTTTGGGGCGAAACCATCAATAAAGGATCGCCAGCATTTACTATCGGATCGAATTTTTCTCTATTTACTAAATGTAAAATAAATACACCACCCGGTTTCAACCAAGAATATATATTTTTAAACAATGTTAACTTGTTTTTGATATAATAAACGGTAAAATATAAACAAGACACATGCGAAAAAATATTTCCTCTATACATTAATTTATTTAATGCATCACCAGTTTTAAATGTCCCATCCGGACAATTTTCTTTCGCCTTTTTTATCATATGTGTCGATTTATCTATACCATACACTTTAACTCCTAAATCACTAAATCTTTTTGCGTGTTGACCCGTACCACAACCAACGTCCAATAACATGTTTGATGAATTTAATTTTGTAATTCTTACAATCTCATCCACCTCATATTTATTTTTCACTTCGTCTAAAACTAAATCATCATATATATCACAATAAAATTCATCGTATATATCATTGTTTTGTTTCAAAACATATTTTTCTCTTTGTGTAAATGCCTCAACACCTATTGGTTCTTGATATTTATTGATTGTAATTATAGTTAATAATAATATTGATAAAAATAATACAGATTTACTCCAACCATCTAATTTTTTTATTGTTCTTATACAATTTTTTATAAATTTCATTATATGTATTATTGTCATTTTTTTTATATAAAAATAAATATAATGAATGACTCAGAAATTACAGATATAAGACCAATAAAAGAATTCAGACAAACAACATTATCCAACTACAAAAAAAGCGACGTTAAAAAATCACTTATAAATTGTATAAGCAATAAAAAAATAGAAGAATCTTGTTATTGGTCAGCAGAGTTAATATGTGCAGGACATTTTATAGATTTGTGGGAAATAATTTTATTATATACAAGTAATTATATTCATTTAGGAAATCCTAAATTACCAATATATATCAACATGCGGTTTAATGACTTTAAAAATATTTTAAGTGGAGGATACTTAGATAATGAATTAAAAATGAGAAATAATGATAAAATACGTAAATTATTTGCCGAAATAATATGTATCATTTGTTTTTCTAAAAAAAATAACACATTTGATTATCCAAAAATAAAAATAGATGATTATAATATCGGATTAATACAACATAAATTAGAAGCAGATAGTATCAAATACGGTCAGAAAATCATGCAGAAAGAAGACCCAAAAGAATTATTTATAGCAATAAATGAATTCGCTTGGAATATAAGTAAAAAAATAAAAAATGCACAAAATGCATTTTTTTGGATAGAATGGATATTAAATTTTGAATCAATATGCAATAAAGAAAAAAAGAAAAAAATTAAATTAATCGCTGCTAGAAGAAATATGCCAGTATCCGATACAAGTCAAAAAGAAGCTATTTGGATGGTATGGGAATTATTACTATACGAGTCTAAAAAAAAAAGTAATGGTATTCACGAAATAGTGAAATCATTGTTAAATTTATATTGCGTTCGTTTTAAACATTCCTCTATTCGAAAAAGAAAAACAATAATTTACAATGCTATATTTTTAATTACAGAAAATATAAACAGTAATATTGCTATTTATAATGAAACGGATAAAAATATAATCCACAATGTTAAAGAAAAAATAAATATTATTTATAAACAAATAAAAAAAAATGAAGTAAAACCCCAAACAGATTATTTATTTAATAATAGCATCAATAAAAATCTAGAAAAAACCATTTCTAAGTTAGACAAGATGGCAAAATTAAACATGATAATCAGAAATTAAAAATTATTTAGGAAATATTTTTTAAATAATTTTATTTAATTATCTCGAATAATTGTATAATGGTACGCCCAGGAAATAAAAGATTATTAAAAGCACGAATGACAAATGATGGTGCAGGTGTTAATAAAAGTGGTATACATTTTGGAATAGGAAAACCCATAGCCTTGCAACACGTTTATAATAAAAAATGCACCATTAATTGCGACGAAACACAAGGACAAAACAGGATACGAAGCGTAATAAATCGCGACGACAAGTCTAGAAGTATTATAAAAGATTTTAATTTGTTTAAGTTAAAATCACAAAACATTGATAGTAAACAGAATAATTCACGCAATGAACTACCGAGTAGTACAGGGGAAGAACCAGAAATTACTATACCTGCTGTTAGTATTGCGACTGATGTAGAAACAAGGACTCTCACAGTACAAGACATATTTTATGAACTCGATAAAGCATTTGATATCGATGGTGAAACTCCCGGCGGGGAAAGCAATATAAATATCGAGGCGAGTGATGTAAATAACAAGTTAGACGCATTAAAAACAAAAGAGGGTGCTAAAGTATCAGATGCTGAATTTAATGTCTTCAATACTTTGATAAGCCAAACAGTAAATAAATTAAAATTCTTTGATTTAAATGGGGATACAACTGAATGGACAGCAGATAGTATTACCTCCGATGCAGGTGTTTTTTTAAACGCCATTAATAATCCAAAAGAGATGGATTTCGATGAAACAGCCCCCGATGCCATGCAAATTGTCGAAGCAGACAAATTTATTTTAGTAGAAACCGAAACACCAGGCGAATTCAAAGTAAGTAAATATAGTAAAGTATATGAAAATGTAAAAAAAGAATTAGAAGCATTTAAAGATGAAATTATATCTAAAAAACTAACTATCACTATAGATAATAATAATAATAAAATAGAAATATCAATGGCGCTTAATGGCAATGAATATGAACTTAAATTAAAAAATAACAGTTTAAGCAATAAGATAAAATTATATCATTTTAGTTTTAAAAAAAACGACAAAGACCAAACGTGGGATAAATTTACAAAAAACCAAAATTTGTCCACATCATCACTAAATAACGATAGCAAAGATTTTTCATTAACAATATTTGGTGGAAAAGAATTAGATGCTGGACAGGATATTCTATTAGGCAGTATTGTAAAGTCGGATATAACTACTGCAAAAGGTTTTCCATTCAAGATTCAAGATGATTCAGCAGATATTTTGTTTAATTATTCCGATGATAAGGGAAAGACGTGGAAAAAAGGATTAGTCCCAGATAATACAGATATGAATTCAAAACCAATACAAGCCAGTATTACAAATTACAAAGAACCTTCACCCCAAGAAAATAAAGTTATAGATGGTTATATCGATAAGATAATGGGAAGATTTTATTTTGGTAATTTTTATAATGAAAGTGACACCAATCCTGTTATAACAATGGATGATTTTAATAAGGCAATACTATATTCGCAAGACGATGTATTAACGCTACAAAATCGACTTGACCAAAGACACGGCAATTATTTGAAATACTTATTATATAAAATAACAAAGGATAAATTAGTGGAACAAGACACACTCGACTCAGAACGAACAACACCAAAGTTAAAGAAAGATAGTATAACAATCATCGATGATAAGTTAAATATAGAATTCGAATCAACAAATGTTAAAAAAGTATATGTATTTTTGACTGACAACGCCGTGTTTGAAAGCACTAGTGCTAATGAAGCTGGCTTATCAACTTTAATTAAGGCTGTCAACGACGAGAAAAGTCCGGGTGCAAATGTATTGTTTAAATCAGAACAGCAATCAGCAAAAACATTTAAGATACCAATACACCCCAATATTTTAAACGCCGAAACATTTTCAACCACCGCAAACTCCGCAAACTCGGAAGGATATTCTATTAAGAAATCTAAAAATCCAGATACTATAGATGGTTTTTATGTAGGTCAGTCCGACGAAGACAAAAAATCAAAGTCTATCGAATTAAAGCTCGTAATAGTAGCTTTTGGAACGTCTGAAGCAATGATGCTTATAGAAAAATATAAAACGCCGATACCGTTTGAAAATAAAGAATATACAAATGGAATCAGTGATTTTAATACAAATCACGATAAGGTAAATAAATTAAAACTAACAGTTGCGGGTGATTTGACGCAACAGAAAATAACTGCTTTCACGGTTGGTCTCGATAAGTTAAAAAAAGTGCAAACAAAGTTAAAAGAATTGAAACATTACAATACGGGTGCAAATCCAAAAAACCTAGATCATTCTAGTAAAATCACAACATTGGACGTAGAACTAACACGCTATAACAACCTTTTAATGGATTGGAATAAAGCTGTTAAATTGCTTAGTGAAATGGGTCTTGATATTAACAAGACAACGGATGACAATCAAAAGATTATCAATAAACTTCAAAATATAGCTAGGAATATCCCAGCCGTATGGCAACAAAATTTGAAAAAGTTAGGGGATTTAATTAAGGGATGGATGGACGCCACCGACAATGTTTTACTTCAAAAAAATAAGTGGTCGATACTTGTCGGAGCATTAAAAAAGAAAGAAAAAGATAATGCAACTAAAGCTAGAGCCAATTTGCCTGCAAAATACAACACATATTTTACAACACCATTACAAACACCACCACCACCAGACTCAGCTACCGTGCAAAATATGCACGATTATATAATAAGTTTTAGTCCGGCGTCGGGTGCTCCTACAACTGAAACAATTATCAATAAAGTAATCGAGTACAATACTGAGAAGACAATTCACGAAACAATAATTGGAGGGGGCGTGTTTGAACCATCGACATTGGATGATAAGTTCAGAGACCATTATTACGTAGCAGCATTAAATGAGATAAAAACAAATTATAATGGTGGTTATCCCAGTCAAGCTATATCATTAACGGATTTTACAACTGATGCAGAAGATGCAGATATTAATGCCCAACGGGCGAACTTCATGACGTGGCTAAAACAATCAAAGTGGGTAGCGGAAGCATATGATAATATTTTCGCGAAATTAGTTCCACATTTCGATAAAAGACATATTGTTGTAGTTGATGGTATTGGCGAGGACTTTAATACCAAACATAGACCTGCCTTATCTTCTTACCCAACTACTATTAATAAAATTTTAGAAGACGATTTTGATCCACAACCCGCTAAACACAGCGCTCTTATACAACTTAAAACAATTTTGAAAACGCAAAGTTTCAATTTAATCGCTTCAGAAACAGCTTATAGTGTGGCTATAGATATACATATAAACAATGAACAAGATAGAATCGTTCTTGACAACGCAAAAAAATATTTAGGTGGGGTAGCAGGAATTAAACATGGTAATATCGGAAAGGTAATGCAGGGAAGTGATGTTGACACTATTAATAATTTGATTGCCAACGCTAAATTTAAAAATTATCCAGGGATACAAGCCAAAAAAAAAGAAACAGCAGATCAAAAAACAAAATATATTGAATTATTAACAAAATTGGATTCATGGTATATAAATGGCGGGAATACATTTGTTAAAAAAGGAAATGAAGGAGCTCCAGATGTTCAATATACTGCCTTTACCTTCGAAAAGATACATGAATCCACGGTTCCTGATTTAGAAAATACAATAGAAGATGTTAATGCATATAACGAATTATTGAAGACACTGAACGATGATTGGAATTCGACGGAGGCTGTATTAAAAGGTATTAATTTAATGTATTCTAATTTGTCCCAAACTAAGACGGATACTGAAGCTCTTGTATATAATGACGAGGACGATGAATTAGAGAAAACAACTTTGGATGGTTTGAAAACAAAATTGGAAATATGGAAAACCATTGTTGATAACTTTAGAACTGACGCTAATACTGCTAAACAAAATAAAGACAAAGAGGCGCTCGCGGTGGCACAGGAAAAAACAGGTTGGACAGATCACATTAGAATGCCTTTAGATTTGAGTCCTGATACTAATAAAAATTTTATAGATAATAATATAGATGATGCTAATGATTATACATCACTTTTCCAGTTGTCTACAAGTGGAAGAGTTATGAATACAACAAGTGAAGTTCCAAAAGATACATTTACTGAGTTGAAAAAAGTTTATGGTACTGATATGCCAAACCCGTGGAAGAATGAATCCGAAGGTATTGTAATTAATGATTGGTGTAAATTTAGTTTAAAACAAGAAGAAGAAAATGTTTCTCTAAAAAATTTGATTTTTTCTGTTGATATCAACCCTTCTTCAATGCAAAATCCCAAAATATATGGTGTGGATGAAATGATTATTACCTTTAAACAATCCATAAATGCACTACTTACGACAGCGGATGGAATTTACTCGGACTTTGAAAAATCTAGCAATACAATAATAAAATTGAAAGATAGTGCAACAAAACAATCAAATTGGATAAAAAATCAGAGTTTGTTTTACGGTAAAAAGAACATTGCCAAAATTAAGAACGGTAAAGGAAAAGAATTTTTACAGGCTATACAAAAAATTGAAGTATTTTGTGGAGGAAATGTTATTAATACTTTAAGATATAAAAGATTATACACCTCTACACAGCGTATCGGTAGAATTAGCATAACTACCAAAACCCAAGAACAAAAACAAGAAAGAATACGTGGAGGTTTTGAGTTGCCTGAATTTCTTACAAGAGCCGCGGCAGTCACAGAAATAATTTTTGATGATATAACGGGGGATTATGATTTAAATAATGGACCTAATACATTAAAAGATGCGGATACGCTATATAGTGCTTCTAATATTTTTAATGGAATAACTAAACAATACTGGGATGATTGGATAATCGACATCGATATAAAATCAACAGGAAAATCAGATGTTGAATATTTAAAGAAAAAGAATACAAGCAGAGTTGATAAAAAGACACTTTATTTAATACCACAACTAGATACAACTGCGGCGAAAATCTTAAAAACACATAGCAACACCACAAAAGCAACTGTTTTTCCATGGAAAAAAAATAAAGACGATTCATTATTTAAAATGGTTCATCCATTATGTAAATATGGTGTTAAATTAGAAGAGTGGAAAAAAGCAAACTTTGTTTCGAAGGCGGGTGTACAGGCGGTAATGAAAACAGTAAAAACATTTCAAGACACACTAAGTAGGGGAGTTAACATCGGAATAGAAGAATATACTGTTGACGAAAAAAAAATGGGCAGAATTACTATTAAACAAGTTGATTCTAAGAATCCAATGAAATTTTTTGGTGCAAAGTTGACATTAAATAAATCAATTGGTGCTCATGATTCAGCGTTTATTTGGAAAGAAGCTACATCCAAAGATGAAGATATAGTAATTAAAGATGTTAACGTTGATAATACACCGGGAAGTGAAAAAACAGTAATAGCTTTTGTTAAATATACATCGCCTAATGGTTATGATTTTGATGGTATATTAGGCGAATTTGAGTGGACTTCGGGTTTGGAAGGTTTGGATTTTAGTAATTCAAATGACGAAAATACAATTACTATCTCAAATACTACTAAAAGTGGCACATTTAAAAATTTGCGCCCCACAGCAGCTGTTGCCACAACGAAACAACAAGAATCATCAAGGGTTGATTTAGTCGTTGTAGATTCTGATAAAGTAGCTGTAATATTGAAAGGCGCTCAAGACATAGCTTCATTTGAATTAAATATATATGATAATACTGAAAACGGAACACAATTAAGTGAATCAACGATAACAGGAGATAAAACCTCAGATTTAGAAGAAATCAAACGCATCCTCGATAATAACGATTTGGTTCATCCTGAGTTTATACCTTCAACATCAGTGTTAAAAGAAAATCCTGATGACATATCAAATGAAAGTTTTAGAATGTTGGCGACTTGTTTGAGTGATGAATCTAGCTTTAGCAAATCTATTTTTTGTGGAATTTTAAAAGTGGATACACCAAATAGTGAAAAAACACCTGACGTAGATAATGTTAAAATAGATTTTACAATTATATAATTGAACAATAATATTAGTAATTAAATATTATGGTTTATAAAAAAATATTGCAATATAACATAATGGATAAACAAGTACAAAGTGAGAAAGAGCGTTTAGCAGCGCGAATTGCTGAGTTAGAGGCACGATTAACCTCCGTTAGAATGGAGAAAGGGGCTGTTCGTGCAACAGATGATGCCGTACAAACATACGGTGATTACAAATGGAGTAAAGAAGACAAGGAACATAAAGTATCGCAAGATGACATTTACCAAGCGGTTTTGGATCGAGCCGATATCGCCGCTACTGGAAAGAGTGTTGATGCGGAATTTAAATATGCCATGTCTCCAGATGAAAGACGTAGACCAAAGGACTTGCGAGCCACAAGTTGGGCTGGCACTGATGGTCAACGTGTGTTGGATGAATATGAAAAGGTTTTTAAATCTAGAAAAGCTGGTGAAAAGGTTTCCGATGTTGGTAATCAAAAATGGGTAGAAGAAGTGGGAGTTAATACGGAGGAATCATTGTCATCATTTCATGATTGGCAAGTGAAAGTATATGATTTTTCAAAGGAAGACGATGCCAAGGTGCACAACAATTCTTTATCAAGTGATGAATTGGAAGGTCATTTAAATGCATGGACTAACAAAAATGGCAATCTAAATTCTGCACTTAAAGCAGAAGAGGATGAAGTAAAACAATTAGCACATATTGAAGAGTTGAAAGCTATGATTGCATTAGGTGAAGAAAAAACTATTTCCGTTATTACTTTAGTAGATTCCAAAAATCTTTTAAACGAATTAATAAAAAAATACAATGTTCTTACCGCGGACAAAGCATTATACACAATTACAACCTTTATGGGTATTCCAGGCAAATTTCTTCAAGCAAGATTAGGGTCTATTGAGAATAAAATGAAAGATATCATAGGTTTTAAAGATGTTGGTTTTCATTTAAGAGAAGATGCCCCAACTGCTGATTGCCCGAAGATCGAAGTTGATGGTAAAATAGTTGGTGGTAATTTTTTAAATTTGGATAGTGCTAGATATGGTTCTATGGTTCAACCAGCAACGAATAATATTGATGCTCATACTAAATTTTATACGGAGGATTATAAATTGGGACGAATTGATGGTCCTATTCTTAGTGTTTCTGATATAGACTATAAAAATAAAAAGGTTTGGTTGGTATATACAGCTGTAACCGAAACGGGCATTGAATACAAGGGTGAAGAAAGTGTTGTTGTTGGTGATAGTGTAGAAAAAAAACGTGGCATAGTTTATGGTTTAGAAGAACTAAGACAAGCAGGCGATGCAGCAATTGTGGCGACCGATGTTGTTAGAAAAACTATCACTAAACGAAGTCAAGTAATAAGGGATTTACAAACTCAAGTTTCACCATTAGATTGGTATAAAGCACAAGCTCAAAGAATTGATTTCGATCATTTACATTATACAACACGTATACCACACGGAACAGATTTAAGAGATGCTGATTTTGAAGGTTCGGATTTAACTGGTGTAGAGTTTGTCGAGTGTGATATTCGAGGTGTCAACTTTAAAGATTGTGTTATTGTGAATACATCATTTAGAGCTTGTGTTTGGGACTCGACAACAATTTTCCCATTGGGTTTTGGTGATGTAGTCCCAGATTATTTTAGTGTTGAACCCAAAGACAATAATTTAATAGGCGATGACCAAGATAGACCATGGTTTAAGTGGGAAAATTATATAGGTTCTGTTGGTTCACACGACCCTAGTGGTAATTTGAATAATGGAACATGGGATAATGCCACTGGTGTTAGACATTGGGTAGACCAATCTAAAAATACAGGTGCACTTGAACACCCTTCTGACCATGATATTAAAACGCATTTATCTGCATATGATAGTTCGGGTAAGAAAAGAGTTGCTTCATATATTCAAAATAGTAGTGTTAGACGTTTGTCAGAAGCAATGAAATCTGAATTACACGATACCGGCGACAAATATGGTGAAGTTGGTACAAGATTAAATATGGGCAATACTGAAATAAAGGCTTGTATTGGTGCGCCCCCAAAATATGTGGTAAAATCGGCGGACGGTTCTGTTAAAGAATATTTCAGAGGTGCAATAAATCAAGCAAATACTGATATATCAAGGTGTTATGAAATTCCTAATTTTTTTACCAAAGAATCTGCTACTATGTGGGGTGCAAGTACTGTAACTATTACACCAATGCTACAATTATTAGGGACAGGAAATGTAGGACACGAAAAATCTCAAACATTTTGGAAATTTGATTATGAAGGTGTTGATGCAGGAAAAAAAGTATTAACCTGGGATGGTAATACAAAGCCCCAAACAAATGTCGCATCTGTCGTAATAGATAATATTGGTGATACATATAATACTATTATATTTGAGGAACACGGTGAGTGGACAACACAAAGTAATATGGAAGGAAAAACAAAAAATGCTGTAAATAGATATCCCAAACCATTGATTAATGAATATGGAGTGTTGGGTGGTTTAACGTTATTCAAGGAAGAAACTATTGTTGTAAAACCGGTTACATCTTTTTCGGAAACTTTGAAATCAAAGGAACCTTGTCCAGAACATCGATTGCAATACACCCCTATGGGGTCAACATTACCTAGTAATACTCCATATAATGTTATTTTCGGTTTTAACAATAATGATCCAAGTTTTGATCATGCCGATGTGAGAAAAAAGATGGGAAAGAAGAAGGATGGTAAAAGTTTTATTCCGGAAATAAAATATATTTCCGCATACAATGTAATGGAAGGCAATGAATTCGATGCGACTAATAATGCGGGAAAAAAATCTGTAGAAAAAGTCAAATTATTTTTAGAGGTTGCCCAATATCCTACTTTTAATACCAATGGAACGGATGAAGACCAAATGTTTAAAGAGTTCAATACAATTACTGTAAACGGCGAGTCTGTAAATAGATTTCATAAATACCCAATAACAGATATGCAATATGCAAATTTTGAAGGGGCTAAATTCAATTATATTGAATTTAATGATGCAGATAGTAAGGCTGATTATACAGAATCTGCCGCCGGAGTTGTTGTAACAAAAGAAGATGCAGCTGCGGTCTTAACACAGTCAGGAAGAGATGCTAAGCAAAGCAAATTTTTTGCCACATATTTCAAGGATGTCGCGTTAAATAATGCTGTATTTAAACATGCTGATTTAAGAAAATGTGTTTTTGATGGATGTAATTTATCAGACGTTGATTTTAGTGGAGCAGATATTCGCGGTGCCACATTTTTAAATTGTTCATATAATGGAGCTAGTTTTAGAGAAGTAATAGGTAATGATGGTACTATTGGAACTATTACAAATAGTGATGCCGCCGAAGAAAATATAATAAATAGAGGTGGTGATACTGTAAGATTTTTTAATCCGTTGTCGTATGAATCTAACAAAAAATTAACAGATGTTTCTGCCAATTTCCTTGGAGCGAATTTATATGGTGTTGAATTTGCTGGTTTAAATTTGGGTGGTGACCATAGTAAAGCAAACATGCAAGCTTCAATATTTTATGATACAAAAGTTCTGGGAAAAGATAGAAAATTATCTGATGGGTCTAAAGGGGCAACTTTAAATGGTTCTGATAATCTGGGAATTGATTACAGATATTCATTGCATCAACTGAGTAATAACGCTTTAGTTGCGCCTATTGCCGAGAACGTAGTTGGTGATGAATTTATCAAAGCTGCTGAAGCAAAGGATATTTTGATTGGAAGTCAGGTTAAAGAAGTATTGACATTATTAAAAAGTAAACAACTAGAACTTCAAGATAAAAAAAATGATCATATTAAATCCGGCAGCACATTTCCTGCTGCCGATCAAGCAGAGTATGAAAATATTGATGCCCAAATGCATGCAATAAAAAATAAATTACGATTTCCTTTGGGTAAAACAATAGATGTTGTTCAAAAAGTAAAAACAAAAGAACCCAGTCTTTTGGAAAGAGCAAAAGCCGGTGATAAACAATTACAAGGTGGTGATTGGAGCACAGATTATCAAGGAAACGACAATGTAATGGACTTGAGTGGATTAGATTTAACAAATGCTTGTTTGGATGGCTCTGATTTTGAAAGTTGTGTCTTTTGGTATGTAGATTTTACTAATGCCAGTATGGTTGATTGTAGTTTTAATAACACCAAATTATATAATAGTAAATGTTTAAGGACCAGATTCAATAGATCATATTTTGTGGGAGCCGACATTAGCGGTCTTATACAAAATGACGAGTTGTTGCCAACTTCGACATTAGAAGGAGCCGATTTCGGAGGTTGTGATTTTAAAGATGCAAGCATAGTAAATATGAATGTTACGAAAACTAATTTTGTTATGAATACAACACTTGATAAAAGAAATGAAAACATGCCACTAATGGCAAATCAATGGCCTGGAACGTGGTTTTATAATACATTAATGTATGGATTTAAAATCGAAGACGCAGATGGGAATTTAGTTGATTTAACGTCATCTAATCAAGGAAATGACAAAGCGGGAGCCGCTTATGATGATAACGCACCTTTAATGCCTTATGGTTTCGAATATGCGAAATATACGGGTACAGACGATGCTATCCCGTTCGTATCAGACTTATGGCGAACCGATACAAAAAATAAAAGAAATGGACCTACTATTTTCCAACAAATGAAGGGCTCATACACTATTAATGAAGGCGCGCATTCACAAAATGTAGATGTTTTGTATGATGTTTCTGGTATCAATATAACAAATATGAATATTGGGAATCCGGGCGATGCCAATGGATTAGGACCCTTGGTATTTTCAAGTTATGATGGAGAAACGGGTGCTTTACTTACACCAAGAGTAGGTCAAACTGATTCTGAACAATATAGAATCAAAAAAAATGTTCATATTTTTTGGAATAGGAAAAAAAATTCTTCCAATAAAGACCAGGGGTTAGGTGAAGTTAAGGATTATAAAGGTATGATTAGTGTAAATAACACTATTAATGGTGTAAAATTTGATAGATTGGTTTTACCCAAAGCCGACTTCGAAGGTACGTCGGGTATCGGAATGGCGCGAAATGGCACTGTCTCAGCACAATCTAGCACCGGTGTAACATTTGTTAATATACAAAGTTGGAAAAGACCCCAAGATGATTTAATAGCCTCTGGTATTCTTAAACAACCAGAGTTGAGTAATCATATTAAAAATTATTTGGATCTAAATACACCTGTAAATGAGGCATCACAAAAACTTGAAGGCGAAGATTTATTAAAGAGTGTAAAAATAAGTTTTAAAAATGCAAATTTAGCAGGGACGGCTGGAGCTGCTGGATTAAGTGTGTTTTTTAATGGTTCCTATATACCATATACTGATTTTACCGGTGCTGATTTACAATATGCTGTTTTTGGTGAAAGTGGTAGCGATAAAGATGGCGTTATAAATCAACCAAAAGGCTTTGAACAAAATAGAAATGATGATGCTACTGATTGGATTAATAATAGATGTATATTAACTGGTTCTAATTTTCAAGAAGCTAAATTACAAAATACCAACTTTTATAATGCAACAATAGATAAATGTGATTTTACTAAAAATTTAACATTAAAAGAACAAACGAATACGTTTAATAACTTGTACAGTGCTGAAGGGTGCACATTTGTAGAGACGGATTTGTCTGGTATTACTATGGGAGCTTCCGGTGTTAATAATGTATTAAATATGAAAGGTAGCAATTTCACAAAGGCAACTTTGTTTGGCGCTACATTTAATAAAGTTGATTTTGGTGGAGCAAACAATTCGGGAGATGGAACCATATTTGGTACTCACGGTTCTCCTTTAAGTTTAGAACAAGTTGTTTTTAATGATTGTGTTATTGAATATAGTGATTTGAGATTTGCATCATTTAATAAAACTAAAGTAAATAATTATGATAAAGAAATTAGTGAACAAACATATTCAACTCCAAGTGTTTTTGGAATTAAATGGCCTGTAGGATATTATCATTGTGTTCCTAGTAGTGATCCTAATCAATGCGATAGTGTTTTTAATTATCCATCAAATTCAGAAGCTACTGGTGGTTTTACTAGTGCTGGTTTATTAAATCCCCCTTTAGCCGAAATATTGTTAGCTAATGGTGTATATGATATGAATAAACATATTGTTGATGGTGAAATATCGAATCCAGCCTATTGCAAATGTATAGCAGGCGAAACGGGAACGCATACAATTAATGGTATTCATTTAGATTATCAAGCACCACCAGAATTTGCTTATGTTGATAATGATACATCCGGTACTCCAAAAGAAAGTCCTTTTTGGGAGTTGAAAGATGGTAGTGATATTTATGAATGGCATGATAAATATCTAAACAATGATGAATTGGCGGATATGGGTGAGGCTAATAAGAGTCTAACAAAACCTGCCGGTATGCGCAAATGGATTGAATACCCAGCATTATACGAAAGAGAGATGCGAATATTCAAACATTCTCAAGCAAAAAAATACCAATTTATTAAAAACCATTGGGCAGATGAATCAATGAAAAATCCAAATACACCAGCTGAATATACTGAAAATGAAGACGATGCTAATCGAGGATATGGACATAAAGATTCTGGTTATTTGGTGCACAGAAAACCTATATTTGGTGTTGAACCAATCCGCATTGACAGTAAGAATTCGGATGCGAATGGTGTGAAGTGGGAAGATTGTGATATTTTTGGTGTAGATTTTAAGGGAAGTAATTTTATTGGCGGTACCTTTACAAATTGTCATTTCTACGATTGTATATTTGATAATTGTAGCATGAATAATATTACTATGGAAGCTTCTCAATTCGATACTTGTAGTTTTAAAAATGCTATATTGTCCCCATCCGATGCTTTCAACCCTTCTATCTTAAGTGAAACTGTAATGATAGATTGTGATTTTGCAAATGCTAAATTTGTTTTAGCAAATTTAAATGGTATTAATCTATCGAATTGTCATTTCGATAATACTGATTTTACAGATGCTTATTTACAAAATGTTGCCGTAGCGAAAGTTGTAAAGGCAAATAGTATATATGAAGATAAAACGGCGTACACAGCAGAAAATAGCAATGGAAGACGGGAATTATGGGATACTTTAGATGAAGCATTTAAAGATATTAGAATAAAGACGGTCGATATGATAGCACATAATACACCCGGTGATTTGAAATCATATGAAGAAGCAATTCAAAAGGTAGGTCAATTGCCACCAATTGACGATTCAACCGCGGCAAGTAAGGAAAGCACGCGATTGGCGTATAAGAATAAACTTATTGAAATACAAGCAAGGGAAGCAAAAATAGAAGCTATACGCAAGGCAGCACAAGAAGAAGAAAAGAGATATCTTCAAAAACCAAAAGCGGTTAATATGCCAAATAGAAATATTGGAGGCGCAACGAATAAATATGAAACATTGCATAATATTAACACAGATGATATTGCATATTCTAATGTTAAAACAGCGATGAAAACAAGTATTAAAGGTATAAAGGGTGGTTCTTTTCATTCTGATTTTAAAGAAACAAAATTTAAAAATACATTGTTTAAAAATTTCTCAGTCGATGGTAATACTGAAGATTTGCATGGTTTAGATTGCTGTTTGTTGCCATTGGGATTTTTACATAAATTATGGAATAATAAAATAGACCCCAGTGGTTCCTTATATGAATCTGATGCATCGGGTAATATGGAACGTGTATTTGAATATGCCGGATTTTGGGATTATAATAATAAAACAAAAGAATCCCAACATAAATTGGGGGGTGCTCAAGCTAAATTACCAGCATTAGAATCTGTATTTGGTATATATGATTTAAGTAAAATTCAAGTATATGATGCTACGGCAACATTAACTAATGATTTAGTATATGATGATACGACGACACAATGGGAATATTTAACATCTGAACAACAAAAGATGGCTAATTTACCCGCTGGAGTAGTAAAATACCACAAACCACAATTAAATGGTTGGTATCCTTTATTAACCGCAAAAGAATCTCGAACAACAATAAATTCAAATATTGATACAAAATTAATAGATGATACCAGAGACGATTGGGGTTATGATTTACAGGGAACCGGTAGAAATAAAGGTGTTGGTAGACGCAGAACAAATAACTGTGGATTTGATGATTTTGGCGCGGCTGCTGAACTTCATGGTAAAGACGATAAGGGAGCAAGACGTTTAGATGGTCCAACTTTTCGTGAACGCTTCCTTGCTCGTGTAAGAAAATTTAATGGAAATATAGAGATTGGTAGACAAATAGATGTTAGCGGGAATAAGTCGGAGGAAAAAAATATTAGTCGCATAGGTTATGCTGATGGTTCGACAATTCATAATAGGATTGATTTATCGGGTGTAATTTTGAGTGGGGCAGATTTTTCAAGTAAAAATTATTTTGCAGACGGTAAAAGTTGGTCAAATGCAACAATTACTGGAATAAAAGCAGGTGTAGATATTACGAAAAAAGAACATCTATCATCCGATTTATATACTACTGGTGATGAAATGGGTCTTCAATTGGCTCTCGCTAATTTAACAAATGTAAATTTTGCTGGGGCAGATTTAACAAATGCAAACCTTGAGGGTGCAATTTTAAGAGGTGCGATTTTACATGATACTTCGTTGAACGGTGTTAATCTTATGGGTGCAGATTTGACAGGCGCACAATTATTAAAAACCCAATTAGTAAATTGTGTTATAGGTAAATCCGATTTAACTGGCGAATATACTAAATTTAGAGATTCTGGTATTGATATCAATGAAGGAGCTGGAAGAAATTATCCTGATAATGCACTGGAAGGAAGATATGAATTATCCGAAGCACATTTCTGGAAAGTCAATACGAAGGAGGTGAATAATACTACATCTAGTATTTTTGTATATAAACCAGCTGTAAATATGTGGCCTTATGGTATGGCAATGGCAAAATTAACAAACATGGCAACTGGTACCTATGCCAAATCATTAACTGGTGATTTTTCAAATATTAAATACACATTAGAAAATTTAAATAAACTGAATAATGCTGCCGGAATTAAAGCTAATATTGATAATTATAAACTTGGACAAGCATATAATCTCAATGAAGCTAAGGGTGTAGATTTATTGCGTTCGGGTAAACCATTATTGAGTGGTATTGATTTTACAACAGGATATTATGTAAATGATATTTCATACAGTGCTTTCGATACAACCGGTTCTAATTACTTTGCTTCATTAAAGCCGGAGGTAGGTAGAACTTTTAAAAACGCTAGAAAACTTTTAGATTTTGGCGGTGAAACTAAAAAGCCAACCTACGATACACTTTGGAATTGGACGGGAGACAAAAATAATGCCGATTTACGCCAGATATATTTATCTGCCCTAATCGATACAACAACAACAGCAACTTCAAGTATTATGAAAATAAATTCTTTTCCACCAAATCACGTTTGGATGGAGGATAATGTGAAAAAAGGTGGTAATTTAATGATATGGGATGAAAATTTGTTTACTCCTCAACAAAAAACAGATTACAACGAAAAAAATTCCAATGTTAGTTTGGTGGAACATTTCCAACCTAGATATGATTTATCTGTTCCAACCGGCAGTACTCCAACAAAGTTAGATAGTTGTGATTTGTCGAATGTTGTAATGCCTTACACTAATTTTATCAACGTCAGTGCCAGGTCTACTAAATTTAATGGTGCAATGTTAAGAGGGTGTGATTTTAGTGGAGCAGATTTAGAAAGTGTTGATTTTTCATTTATCGAAAACGGGGACGACACTGAAGCTGTAACCAGAACTGATTTAGTAAGGACTAATTTTGAAAATGCAAATTTAATAAATGCAAATTTTATAGGAGCCAATTTAGCTTATGCTAATTTTAGTGGTGCTAAGATTGAAGGTTGTAAATTTTGGGGAGCCAATATTGCACATGCCGATTTTACAAACGCCGATTTTGGAACAGGGGCTAATTTTATTGGTGCTGGTCCATTTTATTATATACAACCAGGAAATTCAGATAAATTGGGCGATAAAACCAATGGTTGGAGTGATCAAGTAACGCAAGATTATTTAGATAGTGAATATTGGACATTAGCTGAAGAAGACATTTATACTAATTATGAATACGGTAAAGATTATACAGATGAAAATGGTAAAGATTCCAATAAAACGAACGCATTAAAAGCATTGGGTTATTGGGAAAACGTGAGTGGGCTACATACGGGGTGGCCTAGTCTTGGCGTAGTCGGCAGTGAAGGGAGACTGGTATTTAGTTTTATGAATGAAGCATTGATGAACCCAAAAGCACATATACATGACGAAAAACTTTTAAATAAATCATCGAGCGACACTACTAGGGAAGAAGCAAGAATTCAAGCGCATAAAAATAATATATTAATGGAGGTAATGCCTAAGTTTCCAAAAGGGTTTAATACAATGGCTGCTTTGGGTTGGGAGCGTGATATTAGTGGTGTTATAACACCACATTTTAGAAGAACTCCACAATTCATACCAAACAATTCAAGTGAAGATGATGGGTCTTTTATTTATAAACCTATTATTGATGCAATTTTAGCAAATAACGCAATTTTAGCACCCGACGCCGGATTTATAGATATACGACCAAATAATGTATTTGGTAATAAAAATAACACATTAAAAAATGTTCCAATGGTTAGATATAATGACCAAGCATTGGCTGGCACAGCTATAGCAACTATTAATACTTTAGAACACGGTGATGGTTTAAACAATGCTACTCAAGAAGTTTATTTAAAAACACAAACACAATTATCTTGTAATAAATATGAAACATTGAGTGAACCTATTTCAGATTTAAGTGGTGTCGTTTATAAAAAAACGGCTGGAGGAAATGCATATGCTAATTTCAATTATGTTGATTTTACATGTAATAACGCTTATACACAAATGCATTTTAAACATTCTGATTTAGGAGCAGAGGGAGGTGACGCAACAGGTGTCACTTTCGTTGGTGCTACGTTCCCTTCAACTACTGTTACAAGTGATGGAAAACCAGCAGTTATTGATCAATCGCGTAATACAGTATTCGAAAATTGTTCTTTGAATAAAGTTGATTTTTCGGGTGCTAGTTTAATCGGTGCTGATTTTAGCACAACAACAACTATCCAAGGAGCTAAATTTCATGGAGCCGATCTTACTGGAGCCGATTTTGCAGGCGTAGATTTAACAGATGTTGAATTTACAAATGCTTGGCTAAGTCAAGCTGGTCTATCAGCTACACAAAAAGGACAAGCAAATAATATAGTTTATAATGCCAACTTAACAAATGTTAACTTTAAAAATGCTGTAAATCCACATGCGGCAAAATGGCCAATGGGTATGGATATATCTATGGTAATGGGTATAGATGAAACATTAAATCGCGGAGACCCTATTACTGTTAATGAAAAGATTGCTGCCGGACAGAGGGTATGGGTTAACACTAATTTCTCTAAGGCTGATATTATTACTGAAGATTTGAATGCGACGCCACCACGTTCTGCTACAGACTTTTCAGGTGCTAATTTAAGTGGGTGTGTATTTGAATCAGCGACTTTGACGAGTAATCCGGGCGCTACAAAAACTTGGGATGTCGATACGGGTGTATCATTAAAAGGTGTGGATTTTAGTGGTGCTGATTTAACAGATGTTGTATTTACAGGTGTTGATTTGGCGGGCGCTATATTTACAAATTCTACTAAGTTTAACAGAACAGTATTTGTTGATGCTAGAAATCCTAAAAAAGCACAATCTTGGCCACAAGGTTTCGCATATGATATTGCGGTAATTAATAATGAAGAACACCCAGATGATTTGAATTGGAACTTTTATTGTGGACCAAAAGCTACCACAACTGTAGTATTAACAGGCGATGATGAAACAGAAAATAAATTGTCTAGAACGTGGGAATCATTATGGTATACATCGATAACAACCCACGTCCTTGATGTTAGTAATTCATTGGTAGGTCCTCTTGTTGCTACAATGGGAACAATGGATATTAGTGGGCAATTCTCATTACACGATATGAGTTCTAATAATCCTACTGTTGTAGAAAAAGCATTAGGTTATCCACGTGTTAAATTAGGAACTCAATTAGAAAGTGTTGCAGTAATCAATAAAACGGCGGATAAAAACATTATTACTAATTTATTCAGTAAAAATACGAATGAGGTATATTCTGGTAATAGTGTGATTGCGCCTAGAATTGACAATTCGGCAAATTTTATCAGTGTTAATATGGAACACATTGATTTTGCTCAAGAATCATTCCGTAATAAAACGTATGCTGCTGGTGCAACTGAAACATTACAAATATTGGGTTCTAGACAAGGAACTGGTAATGATGTAAGCGCTAATCTTATATCTAGTGTTCCATTTGCTGTTGTTGGTCAACTTAACGCTGTTAACAGGTATCAAGGTGCATTAGGTGCTCAAACAATAACATTAGAATGGGACAATAGCACTAAATTTACCGCTGGTTCAGATGAAGTTGGTGCTTGGTCAATGTATAATAGTAGCACAGCGGGTGGTGCAAAACCATATTTCTATAAACAATCAACAGATGTAAATACAGCTTTAAGTGTATTGAAAGATAATACAATACCTTGGAAAAATGTAACTAAAACACCATTAAATGGCTGGGCTCTCCATGACCGAATGGGCGATGTTATTCCACCCACAACTGTTGTAGATATTACCAAACTAGACAATACAGTGTATGATTTGAGTGGCGCACATGTTCGAGGAGCCAGTTTTTATAATGCAGATTTATCTGGTGTAAACTTTGAGTTTTGTGCGAAGGGAACTGATGGTTTTGTGGATTTACGCGATTGTGATTTTACAGGAGCTGATTTGACTCAAGCTGATTTCAGTGGTTGTAATATTAATGGTGCTGTATTTTATCACGCTAAGATTAAAGATACTAGTTTTAATGATACCCGCGATTCTCACGAAGCATATTTCCCTGCTGGATTTGATTTCAAATATAAAATTGGTGGTTCAACATATGATTACACCAATGTGGATATTTCTGTAAGAGAATTTTTAGGTGCATTGCGTGGTTGGAATAGTACAAGTAGCGATAAGAGCTGGTACATACCAGCCGGTGCTGCATATATATCAATACCGGCAACGGATGCCAATGGTGAACAAGATTTTATCACGAGAACAGAGGCTGCGAATGCAGAAGGTGGTAAAAGTGTATGGTTTAATGGAGATAATACTTTAGGCGATTCTGTGGACGCTACTGGAACAGAGTTAAAACAATATGCGAGAACAAATTTATCTTACTCAAAAGGACCTCTAAGGAAATTAAGAGCAGGATATTTATCAAGTTTAAGTGATACAACGTATGATTATGGAAATAATAATTGGAATGGATTGAAACTCGGATATAATTTGGAAAATATTAGTATTTTTGCAAACAATGGATTAAATTTAAACGCTGATGGTAGTAGAGGACCCACATTATCCAATAGTGTTTTAGATTTGGCTTCTGCTAATTTACAAAATGCCAATTTAAAAAATGCATCATTTGCGCGATCTGACATAAGAGGTATTGATTTAAGAGGTGCCGATATTTCTGGATTGGATTTATCAGGAGCATTAATGGCAAATGATGGGACAACTAGTACAAATGGACCAAAAATTTCTAATTGTACCGTTACCCCTAGCACAGATGGTGCTGGAACAGAAGGTGATGATGTATGTAATAAACCGAAAACACAATTTGCGGGACAAAATAAGAGTATACTAGGACCTTCTTTGTCTAAAGGTCGAGAATCTGACCCTACATTCATGTATGTTTGTTTAAATCATCTCGAAGCAAATAATGTTAGATTTTCAGATGCTGGAACAACCGCAGCAACATCATATAGTTTTAAACAATGTTCTTTGATTGGTGCTAAATTTGATAATTGTGATTTAAGATTTGTTGATTTTACTGATGCCGATTTAACAGGTGCTTCATTTTTGGGTTCGGATTTGAGTGGTGCTAAATTTAATGGTTCTATTATTTTTGACACTGATTTTACAGAGTCAAATATGTATGAAACAGATTTCGAGGGTGCATTTTGGAATAATGGGACCAGTTGGCCCAAGGGTTTAATAAGTGAAGCGGATAATGTTGAATCAAATGCTATTAGCGGAACTAACCATGGCACTATTAGAATGCTTACTCAAACAGCCGTTCCCAATGCTACTTTCAAAACAAGGTCGCTAGGAACAACTATAGAAGAAAAGTATGCACATAAGAAAGCAACACTTACATTTAATGTCGTTGATAGTGTTAGAAGACTTAAAGCTGGTTCCGTTGCTAGTAAGGATGATACTATTTCTAATATATTGTATACAAAAGCTTGTAGTTCAACATTTGAAGAACCGACTGGTGTTAACTTTAACTTTTGGAATAGTGCCGCTGTTCAAAATCACGTAGGATGGGATATAAGTGGTTCAAGAGATTTGTCGAATATTCCTCAAGAAAAACACGCAGAGGGATTATTCCAAAGCGCATCTTTCCCTGAACAACCCGGAAGAACAGTAATTGTAGGAGGAAATTCAGTAGAAATAAAGACAAGATTGGATTTATCTGGCGCTGATTTAAGTGGTGTTTCTTTAGATAATACAAACATGAAACAATCCAATTTAACAAATGCTAATATGACACATATTGATTTGAGTGCGACAGATTTTACTGGAGCCGATATGATGGGTGCTATATTACACGAATTCGATGCGTCGTCCAATCAAGGTGTCCGTGCGCTATTAAATCCACCAACAGATGGATACGTTTATTTTTCTCAACATATGGAAAAATGTGATATTAGTGCTGTAGATTTTAGTGGTGTTGTTTTCGCCAATAATACCAACTTCAGTGGTTCAACAATAGTTGACACATCATTTAATGAAGCTATATTAATTAATGCAATATTTGATCACTGTAAAATTGGTAGCACCAGTAAAAACGCCGTTCATATGACAACATTTGAAAATGCTGAAACAGAAAAAGTTTCAATGGTGGGTGCTGATATATCTCACGTTGATATTACTGGAATGAACTTTGGTGATATTGATTTAAGTGGTGCTACAGTTGTAGACATTTCCTTTTCCAAAATTAGAGGTAGAGGTTTAGGTCAATCAATATTTGATTATGCTGATATTAGTGCATCAGACTTAAGTGGAACGGCAGAATTACCACTTAGTTGGAATGGTTCTGCCATAGGCACTTCATTTACAGATTTGTCGTTCACACATGTAGATTTACATAATTGCGCTGAAATGGACTTTAGTGGAGCTAAATTTAAGAATGTGCAATTCACTAAGTGTGATTTCCAAAAAGTTAATTTTACAAATGTAGATTTATCAAATGCCGATTTAAGTGATTGTGTGCTATTGGATGTTAATTTCCACGGTGCGGATTTAAGTGGTGTTGATATGAGTGCATGTGATTTGGGACAAATGGATTTAAGTGGAGTTAAAAACAATAAATTGCATGAAATCGTTTTAACCCGTGCCAATCTTAGTAGCGTAAATACGCATAAAAATGAAGATGGCGGATTTAAATATGATTCAAAAGGTAGGGGCAATATTAAAAATATTGATTTGAGTGGTGCTAAAATTAATGATGTTAATTTGCATAATTTTTCATTCGAAGGTTCTACATTAAGAGATGTTGATTTAAGTCTTTCCGATTTAAGTGGTATTGATTTTAGTGGAGCTATATTAAATTTCACAACTGCTCAAATATTAACAGATTTCAAGGCTAGCTTAAAACGTGCTTTAGAAGATCCTACTTTTGAAGACACTGGTGTGAATTTTACAAACACTACAATTCACCAACAAATATTTCATGATGCCACTGTTGCATTAGAAATCACAGATATTAGCAGAGTTAGTTCGTTTAAAGATGTTTCGGCGAATGATTTGAATTTAGAAGCCATATTTGTTAGTCCAAGATATATATACAATGGTAAAAATAGTGGATACAATTCAAGTATAGGAATGAATTTCAGTGGCGCAACATTGCGAGGATTAGTCACAGATGCTACCACCAATTTAGAAAAAGCAGAGTTTACAAATGCTGATTTGAGAGGGTCTGTTTTAGCGGGGAAAATGGGATACGCTAAATTGGTAGGTGCAAATTTAAGTAAAAATGGTGCTACTGCTACTAATTTAACTGGTGTAGATTTAAGTAATGCTGATTTAAGTGGTGCCGATTTAACAGGGGCTAATTTAACAAATGTTGATTTGTCTAATACTGACATTACAAATGTTGATTTCAGTGGAGCCAATTTATCCGGTGTCCTAATGCCTGCCCCTATTAATAAAGCTATTATTGTAGATGGTAATAGTGTTGTTGTTAATACAATGAAATCCTTTGAAGAAGCAACGTTAGGTGCTGGTGGTGTTGTGTTTGATTTAAGTCATTCAGTAATACACGGAGTATCATTCAAAAACGCCACTTTAACTAATGTAGATATTAGTAATGCTGATTTAAGTGGTTGCGACTTTTCTCAATCAGGAAATCAAGGTGCTGACTTTACAAGAAAAGGTTTGGTTAAAGCTGTTTTCAATGGTAAATTCCCAGCTAGTTTGAACTATTGTAAATTCCACGATATGTCTTTTGCAGAAATTGATTTGAGTGGTGTTGGTAAAGAAACAGCCAAACAAGAATTAATAAAGGTTGAATTTATAGGTTCAGATTTGAGTGGCGGTGTTATATTCGATGGTTTAACTATTAAAGATTGTGATTTCAGTGGTTGTGATTTAAGTGGTGCTTCATTTAGAAATTGTACATTAGAAGGCAATTCATTTGATAATGCAAATTTAACATATGTTGACTTTAGTGGTGCTACTTTGAATCAAAGTAAACTTACTGGAGGTGGTTTTTATAGTAATCCAGATGCTTATCCAGATACAGCTCGATTATCAACTGGATATATTGATATATCGGGTTTGGGTAAAGCAACATTAAATAATGTAAGCTTTCAAGGAGCTTCGTTTGGAACTAATAAATGGATTGGTAGAGCATCCGATTTATCTGGTATTAACTTAAGTGGTATCGATATGAGTGGTGCATCACACGGTCACACGACGGATATGGCATTAGATTTTAGTGGTGCTAATTTGACTGGTGCAAACTTTACTAATTGTGATTTAAGTGCTACTAGATTCAACTATGCCAATTTAACAAATGTCAATTTCACAAACGCATCAATTACATATTGTGATTTTAGTGGTGCAAATGTTACTGGAGCTGATTTTACATTGGCTGATATTAGTATGGCATTATTTAATAATACCACTATTAGTGAAACTAAATTTGAAAATGTTAAAAACGCACAACCACTTGTTGCTAACTCCATAGATCTTCATAGAGTTCACACTGAAATTGATGGTTCTATACCTGACGGAGCTACTGAAGCAACAGATGCGAGAGGTTTCCCTGTAGATACGTCGGTTAGTATTGGTTTTAGAAGATCCAAAACAAATGTTATTATTGATGCATCTGGAAATCACTATAGAGTCAATAGTGTTGGTCATGTTGGTCATGATGGTATTATAGAAAAAGACCACAAAGATATTGGGGCTAACCCTGATTATAATAATACACTACCGGGATATTTAACTGGTGGATATTAAACAATTAAATAAAAAAATTGTAAATAGATAATAATGATTAACAATAAATAATATTAATAATTAATTAATATTATTCACTCGTTCAAATTTAGCAAATATTTAGGGGAAATTTTTTTCTATATTTATTGTATAAATGGCTCGTAGAAGAACTCGTAGTAGAACTCGTAGTAGAAGAACTCGTAGAACTCGTCGCGGAGGTAGTAGACGTAGAACTAAAAGTCGTAGACGCAGAACTCGTAGACGTCGCCGTTAAATACGAAAAGTGAAATAATACGAATTTATTTATATTAAATAATTATTTTATATCAAAAATAATTATCTTCGAAAAACATTTTCTATATATTGTAAGGACATTGTAGTTAAACCGAATAAAATACCACCCCATACCGTATCAATAATAGCTACACGGAAAGACCAATTCTTTAGCAAAGAATAGTTTGTCCAAGCAAATACACCATATACAAACATTCCTAAAATTACAGCATCCAAAATACTTCTTCTATCTTTAATGATAAAATAATACAAACCACATATCGTTATCAAATATGTCATTAAAGCTGAAATATAATTAACTTCCATTGTTGCCTTTTGAACGCTTTTAATTAAAGGTTTGTATTCATGAGAAAATATATAAGTAATAAACAATATATCAATAATAGATATAATTATACCTGTAAGTATTAACATTTTAAGTTCCATTATAAATAAATATTATATTTTAAAAATGTTCTTTGTATATATATACTATGATGTCATCACAAAACATGCCAGATATTATGAGAGAGGTTACACCGGATTATTCTAAAGCATCACCAACCGCTCCCGGGAATGATATATATTTTTATATTAAAATGTTTTTAGGATTAATCGTATTAGCACTTTTAGGATATAATATATTAAATTATCTAGCTGATGGTACCGATATTTTAACTGATTTTTTAAAAAAATTAGGTTTAGGTATAGAACACGATACAAAAAAAATTGTTAAAACTGTTCTGCCTCCATTAAAAAAAAAGAAATTGAAAAAGGTATCGAATGTAGATATTTATAACGAAGAATTGGAAGACGAGTTGCAAAAGGATATTGATAACCAAAGTGTGAATCCCAAAAAAAAAGTCAATGATGTAATGCCTACAAAAAATAATAATAGTATTATTAAACCATCTAATAAAAAGGGGTATTGTTATATTGGAACAGATAGAACTTATAGAAGTTGTGTTAAGGTTGAGGAATCTGATCAATGTATGTCTGGTCAAATATTTCCAACAAAAGATTTGTGTATAAATCCGGCTGTAAGGTCATTTAACTAAAAGTATAATTATTACTAATAGAAATTAATAATAATTATATTGATTAATTGTGGAAAAACCATTTTAATGAAAAATATGGTGGGAATATATTCATACTTTTATCTGTTTTCATGTTTGGTCCAGAATTATTATTATTTGCAATTTCAACACCAGACAATGCCCTATTATAATATCTCAATGTTGATATTTCTCCAGAAAATCCACCATTCATATTTATAAATAGTTTACCGTAATTTTGACGAGGAACAGCCTCGAATTTATGACGAACGGCAATATTTCCATTAATATAAACATCCATGATTTTATTTTTCACGCGTAATACAACGTTTATCCATTTGTTCAAAGGAATATTTGGTACTTCTACTTCTTCTATTACTTGGTCAAATGTATTCATTACTATTACTAATTTATTTGGTTCATTTTTATCATCTGTTAAATACAATCCTGGTCCATTATTTGGAAATGCCATACCAATTGTAGAGTTTTCATTATATTTACTTTTATTCATATCTTCAGATCCTTTATTAAAAATATGTTTATATTGTCCTGTTTTATAGTTAATATCATCTATAAATATCCAAACTGAATAAGTAAATTCTGTTCCATATCGTTCGTTATCGGAACGCATTATTGGTATTGCGCCATTAATTTTTGGGTCTTGTTCTATAATTATTGCTTTTTTTCCATCTTTCATGCCATCTAATAAAATGGGTGATGTTGATGGTCCTAACAACCAATTTAATAATTGGGTTCCTAACCGGAGAAAAAATATAAACAAAATTATAATCAATATTAAAAAGGCGACTTTTGCTACTAATGAATTTGAATATAAAAATTCTGTCGAACCTGATACTACTCTATTATTCCTAAATCCTGACATTAATCCACCTGATGAGTTAGTTGGCATCATTGGATTTGAATAAGTGGATCCTAAATCACTCATATATATATATAATTTATAATTTTATTAGAATATAAATTATATTTAAACAGTAAAACTATTCATTTCTTCGCTTCCTCGTAAAAATGCAACTTTCATTTTATATTTACCCAATAAAGCCCCCAAAGGATTATCGCTATAACCTTCTCTATAAATATCATATACTTCTCTAGGATTTAATGTTCTTGCATAAAATCGAAATTTGGATGTGTATCCTGAGAAACCATCTCCTGGTGTTAAAAATAGAGGCGCTTTTTTATCCATTTTTGGTGTTCCTGTTAATACGCAAGTTCTTACTAATTTTCCATCTAAGTATGTATCTAAAGTATTGTTATTTGTTGTAAAAAGAAGATGTGTCCATTTTTGTATTGGTATATTTGAAATCTTACAAGTCGATGGTGTTCCGGGATTACTTTTTTTACCGGTTGTAGGATAACACATTAATGTTACTGTAATATCATTTGTATTGGAACCTAAACTAACTTGTGGTGATTTTGGGCTTCCCTCTGATTCTTTTCCTCGATAAAAGATTGTTTTTGTATTTCCATAACGATAATTCCAATCATTTATATACAACCAAATACTGAAAGCAAAATCCACATTGGAATTACCTCCTGGTAATGTGGTGGGTTCTATTTTTAGTTTGTTTTTAGCATTATGCATACCAACTAAATTAGCACTTGTATGGTCTTTGAAAAAATATGAATAAACTAAATACAAAATAATAATTACTATTACGCCTAATAAATATTTGTTCATAATATAATATACATTTAGATTTTATCTAAATATATATGAAAATTAAATAGGAGGATTTCTTTCGGGATTATCCCTTAATAACCTATAATTTGCTTCTATCCGTGTTCGTGATATATAATTTGAAAAATAAACAACATTTGTTATTCCACCACTGACCCCATTATTCTCTCCTAAAATAACATTTGCTCTTTTCATAATAGGTAAAATTTCAGATTCGGATGCAATTAATTTTGCGTTTAAAAATACATCTACTACTCCACCGTTATAATTTACAACTAAATTATGCCATTTCTGTAAAGGAAAATCTTCTTTTTCAAAAATTATTTTTTTTTGCGTGCCTGATTTCATTCTAACTTCTAAAGTATTTGTTTGTATATTATACATTATTTGGGGTCTACCATCAAAATTTAAAATATTCTTCCATGATTTTTCTTTATTTTTCCATTTTTGATTATTAGAATGTAAAAAGAACCAACAAGATATACTGTAGTTATAATTTAATGGTGATGATAAATTTCCCATTTTGTTTGTAAAATCAACTTTTTCTTCAACGTTTAAATATTTTGCTTTATCGAACAAAACAGTTCCTGTATCTAAAATATTTAAATCGTCCAAACTGTCTTCCAACATTTTTTTATTATTTTGTAATTCTTTTTCTCTTAAAATCAATATTTGATATTTTTTCCCATTTGTTTGAATATATTTTAGTAATAGTTCTAATTCATCTTCATCAGTAAATCCATAATTTATTAGTTCTGATTTTAATTCTTTTTCATTACCCTTTTCATATAAAGATTTATTTATTAAGGAATCATCCCAAAAACCATCTGGTAATTTATTTTTACTTTTTAATTTGTCTGGGATTTGTTTTATTGAGTCTTTTTTTTGATTTAATTTATTGATATCATTTTCATAACCAGAAATTTTATCTCGTATTATTTGGGCTTTGTTGCTTTTTGATGGCATCCAAGTATATAAATATTCTGTTATTGTAGGTATTATATACCAAATAAAAATGATACCTAATTCAACTCCTAAAATGCTGTAAATGAATTGTGGTGTGTTCTTAAATTCTCTGTATAAATATCCGGCTGTTTCGATAAAAATACAGGGGAGAATAAATATTCCATGATACAAAATATTAAAAAGTGGATTTTGTTTTAATTTTTGTTTTAATAATTTTTTACCTAAAACATATAATCCTGTTGCTATTATTAAACAAGCTATAACACTTATAAAAAATATGGAGGACATTTGGACTATTTCGCTTGAAAATAAAAAATAACCCAATAACATTAATATTGATAAAAATATCATAAGACATATGGAATAAAATAATGTTCTGCCGGTTTCTCCTGCTATTTTATAACTTTTTGGTATCCATTTTTCATCACCCATTTGCTCTGCACTATATTCTTTATTTATAAGTGCTTTGAAAGCGTATATTACGGAGCCTGCAATTAATAAATATGTTAATACGCTAAAAACCAATGACCAACTACCGAGGGATGTTGAATTATTTAATAATAAAATAGGTGTCCCTATTGCAATTGTTAATGCTAAAATAACAACAATAATATGAAACCAATATTTTTTTAATATCCTAGATAAAATAGGCATAGAACTAATAACGGTATTTTTTATTTTTCTAAAAAGATACATTAAAAAAGATATAATTATTAAAAATGGATATAACAATGGATGGTTAAACCAAGAACCCCCAGTTCTATTCCATTTTATATGTTTTCTTATTAATAATGCTAAAATGACAACTCCTAATATAATTAAAGGTATAAATATTATAGATGAAGAAACAAAGTGCAATGTTTTATGTATAAAATCACTAGGTTTTTTTATTTCCGGTATATCTTCTGATATATTATCGAATTCTTCATATAAATTTGACATATTCTTATATTAAATTTATATTAAATTTAATATAAAATTTAATAATTGTTATTATAAATTATGCATCATTGTTTTTTGTCCATGGCAGTTTCTACATAATGCACGCAAATTGCTTACATGATTAGAACCACCGTCTTGCAATTCCATAATATGGTCTACCTCAAATGTAGCATCGAGTTGATTTCCACATTCATTGCATTTCCAATTTTGTTTTGAAGCAACGTATTTTTTCTTTGTTTCGCTTACAGATCTTTTTGTTCCTGTTCTACCTGAATTCATCATTCGTCTCAGTTGTGGTGTTTCATGTGAACCCATCATACCACCCACACGTTGTGTTGCTTTTGTAAAATCAAAAATTGGCGATAATACATCTTTTGTTCCTTTTTTTATTGGCATATATCTTATCATTTGTGTTGCATGTTCCAACATACTTTTACTGTCTAATGGATGTTTTTTTATCATTATCAATAAACTCAATCCTATAAATCCCATCATTGTCATTTTAAAATATTTTTTACCGCTTAATATTTTTTCAGAATATTTGCCGTCGTGATATGTATCATAAATTAAAAAAGCAGTAATGCTAAATATTATAAATTGTATTTTCATATATATTTACAGCAGAGAATCTTATTTAATTTGGTATTATATAGTGCTTTTTTTAAAGTTTAATCTTATTTTTTATAAAAGTATAAAATGCTTATTATCAATATAAATCCAAATCCAAATTTAATGTATTTTTCTTGTTGTTTCCATCGTTTCATATCTACTAAATTTTTTGGTTTATATTCTTCATAATATTTTTCTAAACTTTCATAAAAATCTTCTTCTGGTTTATTCATTATTTTATTAATTTTATTGAATATGAAATGCACCCATTTCATGATTGACATGCGCGAATCAAGATATGGTGTAACTGGGAATTCATCTAATAATTTTAAAAATGTATCTCCCATGGGTTTTTCAGGAAAATATACTGGTAAATTATTAATTAAATCGTAATATTTTCTTTTTGTCACTTTATTTGGTCGTGTAGGATATGTTATGGCAATTGTTTGTAATGTAAATTTTAAATGCGGTATCCATATATTCGGATTAATACCCATTATATAGCAAATGATATAAAAAGATATTGATTTAAACATATAGATGTCAAGTTATGACTTTTGTAATAATTGTGGGAAATCAGGACACTTATATCATCAATGTAAAAAACCAATTACTAGTACCGGTATTGTTTTATTTAGAAAAAATAAAACAAAATTTGAATATTTAATGATTTGTAGAAAGGACACGTTGGGTTATGTTGATTTTTTAAGAGGCAAATATCCTATTTATAATTATAATTTTATAAAAAATTTAATTCATGAAATGACCACAGTAGAAAAAGAAAAAATACTAAATATGGAATTTGAACAATTGTGGAAGGCATTATGGGGAGAAAGAGTTGGTATGCAATATAAAAATGAGGAAAAAATGTCTCAAGAAAAATTTAAAACATTAAAATTGGGGGTAAGTAATAAATCAAATGAATTTAAGTTGCAAGATTTAATTAATTCTTGTGATACAGATTGGGAAGAACCTGAATGGGGGTTCCCAAAAGGAAGAAGAAATAATTTAGAAAATGATTTAACTTGTGCATTGAGAGAATTTGAAGAGGAGACTGGGATAAAAAAAACACAAATAGAAGTCGTTAAAAATATTTTACCATTGGAAGAAATATTTACCGGGTCTAATTTAAAATCGTATAAACATAAATATTATTTAGCTAATATTAAAAATAATCGCATATGTATTAATAACTTTCAAAAATCAGAAGTTAGCAATAGCAAATGGTTTACTTTAGAAGAATGTATAAAAACTATACGTCCGTATAATTTTGAAAGAATTGAATTAATAGAAAATATTGAAAAAATTTTACATAAATATAGTTTAATCTAATAATATATTAGTAATGCCAAGATGTCCAAATGGAAGTAGAAAAAATAAACTCGGGAAATGTGTTTCTCAAACTAAAAAAAAGTATAAAAGAAAAAAGAATATTAGATTAACATCGAAAAAGCAACCCGAAAAATCAGATTGTGCGAAATTATTTGAATTAATAAAAACAAATAATGATTTATTAAAATTAGAAACAAAAGATTTTTTTGCTATAAAAAAATGTCAAAGTGATACTAATAGACAGGTGTTAGAACAAAATAAATTTCCTTTTTTATATCCACATTTAGATGATGCTAATTTTACACAAAAAATTACAAAAAAAAAAGAATTTTTTGATACCCGTTCTAAAAAAATAACAAGGAAAGATATTAATAATATTGAAAAAGAATCTGAAAAAATATGTGATCCTGATAGAGAATTCGAATTGGCACCACATCAAATGTTTGTGCGCAATTTTTTAAGTTTTCAAACCCCATACAATAGTTTATTGTTATTTCACGGTTTAGGAACTGGTAAAACGTGTTCTTCGATTTCGGTATGTGAGGAAATGAGATTATATTTAAATCAACTGGGTGTAAAGAAAAAAATTATAATTGTAGCTTCTCCGGCTGTTCAAACGAATTATAGATTACAATTATTTGATCATAGAAAATTAAAAAATATAAACGGTATGTGGAATTTAAAATCTTGCACCGGTAATCGTTTTATCAATGAAATAAATCCAATGCAAATGAAAGGTCTTTCTAGAGATAAATTAATTCAGCAAATTGACAAGATAATTAATCAATCATATGAGTTTTTGGGTTATACTGGATTTGCAAATTATATCAATAATATAATAATTAAAAATTTACCCAAAAATTCGGATAATGAGAAAAAAAGAAGAAATAAAATAAAGGCTATAAGGCATGAATTTTCTAATCGATTAATAACGATAGATGAGGTTCATAATATAAGAAATGTTGATGGTATGAAAGGGACCTCTGAGAAATTTTTAGAATTAGTAACATATGCTGAGAATATGAAATTATTATTATTAACAGCAACCCCTATGTTTAATGATTATAAAGAAATAATATGGTTGACAAATCTGATGAATTTAAACGATAATAGATATCCTATATTAATAAGTGATGTTTTTGATTCGGATGGAAAATTTAAAAAAATAAATGGTGAAGAAATAGGTAAAGAATTATTAATACAAAAACTTACTGGTTATGTATCGTATGTTAAAGGGGAAAATCCATTTGCATTTCCTTATAGAATATGGCCACAAGAGTTTCAAAATCCGTATTCGTTGGCTAGTATATTAAAGAATAAAAAATATCCTACTATTCAAATTAATAATAAACAAATTACAAATCCTATTAGGCTTTTGGATTTAATTTATCTTAAAATAGGGACATATCAACAAAAAGGGTATGATTATATCCTTGACAAAATAAAAAATATATTAAAAAAGGAAAAGGGTTTACAATATACTCTTTTGGACCCACCATTACAAGCATTAAATATGGTGTATCCTCATGAAAATTTGGACAAAAAGTCAGGGGGTAATATTTCGAAATTTTTGTATGGTAAGAAAGGTTTGTCCAGATTAATGTATTTTAAACCAAAAAAGAAAATAGGTGAAATAGAATATAAGTCGTCTACATTAAAAAAATGGGGTCCTATTTTCTCTCCAAAAAATTTACAACAATATAGTAAAAAGATCCATTATATAATGACACAAATACAACAATCAAAGGGTATTGTTATGATATATTCCCAATTTATTGATGGTGGCTGTGTTCCATTGGCATTGGCGTTAGAAGAAATTGGTATAACTCGTTATGGTGAAAAATCTAATTTATTTAAAAAAGAGCGAACACAGGCTATTGATGCTTTAACTATGTCATCGAAACAACCGGTTAATTACCCGGCAAAATATATAATGATTACAGGGGATAAAATATTATCTGGTCCTAGAACTTCTGTTAGCAATAAGATTGAATTGGATGCATGTACAAATATTGACAATGTTAATGGGGAACAAGTTAAGGTTGTAATTATTTCAAAAGCGGGTAGTGAAGGATTAGATTTTGCAAATATTAGACAAATACATATATTAGAACCTTGGTATAATTTAAATAGAACAGACCAAATAATCGGTAGAGCTGTTAGAAATAAAAGTCATTGTAGATTACCTTATAAAGAACGTAATGTTCAAATTTATTTATATGGAACCGAATTAGAAGATCCTACAAAAGAAGCGGCGGATATGTATTTGTATAGATTTGCGGAGAAAAAGGGAATACAAATAGGTAATGTTTCTAGATTATTAAAAGAAAATGCTATAGATTGTTTATTAAATAAAAATAGTCATTTTTCTACAGAAAAAAATATGAATAAAAAGGTGGAACAATTATTATCTTCGGGTTCAACTATAGAATTTTCTCTGGGAGATAAAAATAATAGTATTATATGTGATTTTATGGATTGTGAATATAATTGTAAACCGAATAATATTGTTCCAAAAGATATTGATAACTCCACATACAATGAAAATTTTATTATAATGAATATTGATAAAATTCTACAACGCATACGTTTGTTATTTAAAGAAAAACATGTATATAAAAAAAATGATTTGATAGCGTCGATTAATTCTATTAAAATGTATCCTGATGACCAAATAATGACAGCATTAGAATTTTTAATTAACAACAATAATGAATATATTGTAGATTATATTGGGCATTTGGGTAAGTTGATTAATAGGGGGGATTATTATTTATTTCAACCCATAGAAATTGAAAATGAGGGTATTTCTGTATTTCAACGCGGAAGACATCCTGATTTTAAAAGAAATAAATTACAATTTTTAGCTCCTAAAAACTTTCAAAAAACAAGCGCAGTATCTTTGATAAATAATAATGCGCAGATAGAAAAAATACTAAAAAGAATAGAAGTTTTAATAAATATAATTAAAAATCCTATAGAAAAAATAGAATATTATAATGCAAATAAAAAATCTAATGATTGGGGATATTTTGCAGCATGGTCTGTTTATAGTTTGCATAAATATAATAAATTGGATGTGGGCATTTTATTACAACTTTGTGCAGACCATTTATTAGATAGTTTAAATTATAAAGATAAAATTTTAATTGCTAGTTATATTTATAAAAAAACGACAATGGAAAGTGTTGTTTCTCAAGAAACGGAACAATTAATAAAAACCTTTTTCGACGCTTTAGTTTTAGAAAGAAAAGAAATAAAAGGTATTGTTTTTATAAATTATAAATTAGCAGAAAAAAGAATAGAATCAAAAATTTCAATATTAAATATTAGTCAAGACGATATAATTGAGAAAGATAGAACTACTGTTGCCTCATTGGGTAAACTTGTATTTGATAAATTTAAAATACACGATGAAGAAATAAATGATAGTATAGGTTTTATGGATATTTTTAAAAAACAAGATATTGTGTGTAAACTTAAAACTTTTAGTGAGCAAACAAATAAATATAAAAACAGGGGACAAGCTTGTTCGAAGGGGGATACAAAACAAAATATAATTAATAGAATAAATAAATTAAGTTATGATAAGTATAAATTAAAAAAATCTATTATTGATACAATAAGTGATGTTGATGGTAAAATATATCATAGAACAAAAAAAACAGGTGAAACTTTTGTTCAAGAATATATAATTGATAAGTCGAAATTAAAACACGCAAGAATTACTAGCGAACAATTGTGTGTAGAAAATGAATTATTATTGAGATATAATGATTTTATTAAAAAAGATGGTAAACGGTGGTTTTTTTCCACAGTAGAAAGTGCTAGAAATAATCTTATGGATAAAAATATAACTATTAAATAATAAATTGAAATATTATTTAAAAATTAATATCGTTATTATATAAGATGCCTTTAACCAAAAATAAAATGCATAATTTATTTTCAAAAAATGTTATTTCGCGGGATGTATATTTAGATTTTAATTTGGTTGCTGAAAATGTAAGGGAAAATTTAGAAATTAAATTAAAAGATGAATTGGAAGGTAAATGCACAATAGAAGGATTTATAAAAAAAAATTCTATAAATGTATTGATGTATTCATCTGGTGTTTTGAATTCGACAAATGTTGTATTTAATGTTAATTTTGAATGTAAAATTTGTAGACCAATAGAAGGTATGAAAATTAAATGTAATGTAGTGAATATAACAAAAGCCGGAATTAAAGCAACTTATGGTGATGAATTAAATAGTCCTGTTATAATTTTTATAGCCAGAGACCATAATTATAATAATAAATATTATTCTACTATAAAAGACGGAACTAATATACATGTTAGAGTTATTGGTGTAAGATATGAATTGAATGATGAAAATATATCTGTTTTGGCAGAACTTATAATGCCGAGAACACCCAAGGTTTCAGCAAAAATTACACCCAAAAATACAAAAAAATACAAAAAAAAAGGAAATATTAAATTATAAATAATTTAGCCTCAATATAATATAAACGTACTATTTAATATTATATAAATGAAAACAGTATCTTATTTAAAAAACTTGAAAAAAAAAATTGAATTATTAGATGTTTGTCATCATACTGAAATATTATCTATTATAAAAAAAAACGATATCAATTATTCCGAAAATAAAAATGGTATATTTATTAATATGAATTTATTGAATCAATTAATTATTGAAGATATTGAAAAATATATAAAATATGTTGATGTCCAAGAAAAAACATTGAAAAAAGTGGAAACACTAAAACATACTTTTAAGAAAGAATATTTTAATAAACAAGATAAAGAGAAAGTGTTATATACAAATTAATGCGTGAACAATCGACCACATTAATGATTTCAAATAAATATTTTTTAACTAAAGAAAATATTTATCAACTAATAAATGATTATAATAAATTTATTGAGAATAAAAAATATACAATTTTGGAGGAAAAAAAAGAACCAAAGACCGAAAAAAAAACTATTATTTCGGATTTTTTTTTTCCCGATGTTGATGAAGATTCATTGTTTTGGTGTTGGTATATATTTGATAAAAATATGCAACAATATTATATTGAAACCCAAATAAATAAAACATCGTTTACATTTAAAAAAACCGTTAAATTGGATTTAATTACAGAAATCAGAAAACATAAAAAAAAACTTAAACCATTTAAAATAAAAATCAATGAAGTTGAAAATAACTTAGTATATGAAAACAAGATGGTATTGTCAACATTACTAGCTTTAATAGCGTGTAAACAGCAAAATATTGTTTATATTGATGATAAAATTTTTTATGAACATATTAATAATGTTGACAATAAAACTATATATATATGCAAAAAAGATAATACGTATGGGATATCGATAGAACCAGTTGATGTAGCATTATTAAAAAAAACGCGTATAGTTGTAGAAAATATAAATAAACCCCTGAAGGCTATTTCAGCATATAAAATATTGGAATTGAGGGAATTATGTAAAAAATTCAATATAAATATTATGAAAACGCCTACAAAATATAATACAAAAAAAGATTTATATATACTTTTACAAATGGAATTTTAAAATAAATTAAATTGAAAAAATATAAAATGAACACAAATTATATATATATATGCCAAAAGAAAAAACATCAAATGATTTATTAAAAGAATATTTAGAAATTTACCATTCAGATAGTAAATCTAAAACGGATGAATTGGAAATTAAATTCGGTACCAAACATTGGAACCCTATTACCAGAACTTCGTTTGATAATGTTATCGAGAAAATAAAATCTGAAGGGTGGAAATTATTTAATGATGATTCGCATTTAAATATTCAAAATGAATATACAACTTCATCGGGAGACGTTAAAATGTCGAACATTAGAACAGAAATAAAGGGCATGAATGATATACGTGAATATTGTAAGACGGATAAAATAAATGTAAACAATCGTAATATATCATTCACTCAGAAATTTCGCAAAAGAACTGAATCAAGGGGTAATTTGGACCCTGTTGATTTTGATAATTTTCATTTTCGGGTAAATTTTAAAACAGAAAAACAATTGTATCAAAAATATCACGCACAAAAAATACAAATTATTACTGATGGTTGGACTGACACAAAAAAAACATTTCGATATTTAAAACGATTCTCTTTTAGAAATAATTATATCAATAAAACAGTAGGGTTCCCTTTTCAAATTGATTGTAGTATTGTTAAAACGTCGAATAAAAATAGGAATTATTTAATACCTGAATATAAAATAGAACAATCAAATGTATTTGAGAACAAAGAAATCTATGAAATAGAATTAGAGTTGATTAATGATGTAGCAAAATATATGGATACAGGTGATTTGCTCAGAAAAATAAAATATGGTATCAAATTAATATTATCAGGGCTTCAACAAACAAATTTTCCAGTTGCTTTTTCAGAAAGAGAATTGATTTTAAAGCAATATCATAGTTTAGTACATTTTGGTGAAAAAGTATCAGAAGTAAAGAAAATTTCTTCTAGAGAATTTATAGGACCTTCTTCAATTAGTTTAGAAATGCCGAATATAATACCGTTAAAAGACACGTCGTCTGAACCCAATATTAATAATCCTTATACTGTAACGGATAAAGCCGATGGTATGCGGAAATTATTATATATTTCAAAATTAGGAAAAATATATTTGATTGATGTGAATATGAATGTGCAATTCACGGGATGTATAACAAAAAATAAAAGCGCTTTAAACACACTTATTGACGGTGAACACGTTATTAATAATTTACAAGGAGAATTTATTAATAAATATTGTGCTTTTGATATTTATATATTAAATAGGAAGGATTTAAGACCATATCCTTTCATAGAAGGAAAAGATTTAGTATATGAAAATAAAGAATTGGAACGAGATATATTTAGAAAAGTTGAACTCGAAAAATATTTAAATAAGTTAAGTCCGATTAATATTGTTTCGTCTGATAAAAAATCTCCAATGACGTTTACAATTAAAAAATTTTATAACAATAATGATGAAAATATATTTATACAATGTAAAAAAATAATGGATGACGTTGATAATTCATTATTTGAATATGAAACAGATGGATTAATATTCACACCGTCCTTTTTGGGAGTGGGTTCAGATAAGATTGGTGTCGCAGGACCCAAAAATAAAATTACTTGGATGCATTCATTTAAATGGAAGCCTTCCGAATACAATACAATAGACTTTTTAGTAACAATTAAAAAAGACCCAGAAACAAAACAAGAAATTATTGGAAATATATTGAATAATGGAACAGATATGAGTGATTCTACACAGTTTAAATCTTATAAAACAATGGAATTGCGTGTTGGTTACGATGAAACCAGACACGGATTTATAAACCCTTTGGACGATATTATAAATGATAATCTTCCAAAAAAGAAATGGAGTAATTATAATGAAGATAAATATAAACCTGTATTATTTCAACCAACCAATCCTACACCAGAATACCCCATTTATTTATCAAATATCATATTAAATAACCAATCTGGCATTAACTACATGTTAACAGAAGATGAATCACAATCATTTGAAGATTGGAATATTGTTGAATTTAAATTTGTTAAAGACAATAAACCGGGTTGGCAATGGGTTCCTATAAGGGCTAGATATGATAAAACATCGGAATTACAAAGTGGTTATAGAAAAAATTATGGAAATGCTCACCATGTAGCTCAAAGCGTATGGCGTTCTATAAATAATCCGATAACAAAAAAAATGATTACAACCGGAACCGATATTCCAAAAGAAATTAATGATGCTGGCGTTTATTATAAAAAAAAATCTAAGGAAACTACTACTAATAGATTAAGATCTTTTCATAATTTTATTAAAAGAAAATTAATTATAAATGTATGTAAAAGAGGCGATACTTTATTTGATCAATCTGTTGGTAAAGCTGGAGATTTACAAAAATGGATTAATGCTGAATTAAGTTTTGTATTTGGTATTGATTATTCAAAAGATAATATTGAAAATCGTTTAGATGGTGCGTGTGCTAGATATTTAAATGCTTGTAAACGCAACAGAATTTTACCCAATGCTTTATTTATAAATGGTGATTCATCTAAAAACATTAGAAATGGTGATGCGACAGCTAATACAAATACAAAAGCAACTACCATTGTAAATGCTGTATTTGGAACAATACCATCAGATAATTTAGAAAAGGGGATATTAAAAAATTATGGTAAGGGTAAAAATGGTTTTGATATCATTTCAAATCAATTTTCAATACATTATTTTTGGAAAGATAAAAGCACATTGCACAATTTCTTAAGAAATGTTAGTGAAACTTGTAAAGTAGGTGGATATTTTATAGGAACATGTTATGATGGTAAAAAGGTATTTGATAAACTAAAATACACTGATTATCAAGATAGTATGTATATCATAAATGGTGATGAAAAGATGTGGGAAATAAAAAAATTATATAATAATGATTCATTTCCAGATACAGAAGAATGCATTGGGTATACAATAGATGTCTTTCAAGAATCAATTAATACTTGGCAAAAAGAACATCTTGTTAATTTTGATTATTTAACTAGTGCATTACAGTTATACGGTTTTGAACCAATTACTGATGTAGAAGCAAAGTCTTTTGAATTTCCATCTGCAATAGGTTCGTTTAAAGATGAATTTGACATTATGGATGAAAAAATAGATAACAGAGAATTAAATCCGCATATTGTTAAGGGGGCAAACAAGATGTCATCTAATGAAAAAGAAATATCATTTTTAAACAATTACTTTATTTATAAAAAGAAATCGAATCCAGATGCAAAATCAGTATCTAATATGATTATTCATAATATGAAAAATATAGATGAAGAACAAGAAGAAGATGTCGATAAAAAACCAAAGATAAAAAGACGTGTCAAAAAATTAAAAAAAAAGCTTAAATTACCATTGGGTTAAATAAAGTTATATTTAACAATATTAAATATAATTTTTAATATATAAATAGACATGACTTATTTTATTTTATCTAATATCCATAATGAAATTGCAAATGAAAATATTGAACTTACCGTAAAAGATATTAGTAACGAACAAATATATTTAAATAAAAGTTTATCATTTTTTTTAAAAGAAATAAAAGAGGAAATAAATGAATATTCAAATAATTGGGATGCATCCAAGAAATATACAAACCCCTACGAATTTATACATACACCAATACCTAATTATAATACATCAATTAGTCAATATAAACCTATTTCAAGAGCTTTTTTTAAAATTTTGGAAATTTATAATACATTTAATATCATCGACCGCAATGATAGTTCTATTAATACATTTCATTTAGCTGAAGGACCTGGTGGATTTATAGAAGCAACAAGTTTTCTTAGAAAAAACATATTGGATAATTACTATGGTATGACTCTTATTGATAAAAACAACAAGTTTATTCCGGGTTGGAATAAAGCACAAGAATTTTTAAAAAAAAATAAAAATGTATATATTGAAAAGGGTGTAGACAACACTGGTAATTTATATAATATAGATAATTTTACTCATTGTATTGATAAATATGGTAATTCTATGAATATTATTACCGCTGATGGTGGGTTTGATTTTTCAATTGATTATAATAGACAGGAGGGTATGTCCATTCGATTAATATTTACACAAATCATATATGCAATAGCTATGCAAAAAAAAGGAGGAAGTTTTATTCTTAAATTGTTTGACATTTTTTTAAAACCTACTTCACAATTAATTTATTTTTTATCTACATTTTATGAAAAATTATTTATTATTAAACCAAATACAAGTAGATATGCTAATTCAGAAAAATATATAGCATGCTTGGGGTTTAAATATACAAATACAAAAAACATATGTGAAAAATTTAAAAATATTTTAAATGAAATGAATTCTATTGATTTTGAAAAAATGTGCATAACCTCTATTTTAAATATTCCAATGCAAATACATTTTACAATAAATCTACGGGAAATTAACTGTGTTTTAGGAAACCAACAAATTGAAAATATTTTAAATACAATTAAAATTATTGTTAATAAAGATAGAAAAGTAGAAAAAATAAATACGATAAAATCCAATAATATACAAAAATGTATTAAATGGTGTATAAAAAATAATATTCCTTATAATAATATTGATACAGAACACAAAAACATATTTCTTAAAAAATCTTAATAATATATAACATGAATACAAATACAAATCCCAATACTAATATTGATCCACGCGATATCGATGGAAATCTACTTATCGTAGGAAATCATTATCGCTTTAGATTTAGAGATAGAGATTTATTAAAAACGCCGAGTCCACAAAATCAACAACCACAAAATCAACAACCACAAAATCAACCACAACCATTACATCAACGATTAAATAAAAAAGGAAAAAACACATGGAAAACATTACAAGGATTTTTTGGTTTGACACCTAGTAAACAACTTCAAGAAGAATATTGGAAAAAACACGATAAAAAAGTGGCAAAAAGCATTTTTGATAAACAATTCAAAAAATAATAAATTAATATATAAAATATAATTATATATTAATATGACTACAAAACGCAAGAGAAAAATTAAAAATAAAACAAGAAAAATATCCAATAAAGTACCCACTATAAATAGCAATTTCGATAGTGGAAGTATCAAAACCTTATCTATTAAAAATTCAAATACTAACACCCATTTTCATATTTCTCTCCAAAAAGAAATTATAAGAGAAGGAAATAAATCTCAGTATTGGTTTTACTTTAAAGTTTCAAATGTATTAGGAAGGAATTGTTTTTTTTCTTTAAAAACTCATATCGATTGTAATAACGGATTTAAACATTTAGGTATAGCTACTTCTTACGATAACGAAAAATGGTTTCTAACACCATCTAAACAAAAAAATAAACGTAAAACAAAATGTAAAATAAACAAAAAAAAATATACTTATACAAAATCTACTCAAGAAGTCAATTGGAAAATTAAACCCACAAAAAATATTGTTTGGTTCGCATACTATGTTCCATATCCTTTGGAGAGAATTTACAAATTAGGTAATCTAATGAGTAAAAAATCATTCGTAAAACAAAACACTATTGGATATAGTCATGGAAATAGACCTATCAAGATGTTAACAATAGGTAATGGATGTCGTAATGTTTGGTTAATATGTAGACAGCATCCTGGCGAATCCATTGCTTCATGGATCTTAGAAGGGTTTCTTAAAAGTATTTTCTCTCCACTTCCTAATTTAAAGATCCATGTTGTAATGACTTTAAATCCTGACGGCATTTTTTTAGGCAATTGGTATGTAAACAAGAATGGAATCAACCTAAATTTAGATTGGAAATCCAAAAAATCAAAAGAAGTAAAATGTTTATCAAAATTATTAGATAAACAATACAATGACCTTATCGTTGATATTCATGGTGATGAAGAATGCAAACAACATTTTGTTAGTCATTGTCCCACTCAAAATATAGAGTTATATAAACGTGTTAACAAATTACTTAATACACACAACGACCATTTTCAAAAAACAGATTATTACAAAAAACTCGGCTTTCCTTGTGATGGAAAAACATTAGATTTTCTTGAAAACACATTAACATTAGAAGGTTGTATGAAATTTAAAAGTAAAAATAATACTACTCCTGAAAAAGAAGGATTAAAAGTTGGTGCAACTATTTTAAAACTTCTAAAATCACTCTTTTAAAAATATTTTGGAGAGAATTTGGATACATTTAAATTGAATTCGATATTATCGAATTATATATAATTATAAAGCAACATGAGTATAAAAAAACCAACATCCGCATATCAATATTACATTAAACAATGGACATTTATGAACGAACAAGATAAAGCTTGGTATAATGATAAGGCAGAACAGGATAAAAAAAGATATGAAAAAGAAATATTAGAAAAAGAATTAGAAGAAGAAGAAGAAGTAAAAAACAAACAAATATATTTAAGAGCGTATACAGGTGGATATAGTGCCGTAGGATTAGACAATGGGGCAAAATCTTACGAAACAGTTGGACCAGTAGTTAAAATCATTGAATACGGCAAAGAAGAACAAGAAAAATGGGGCGTAAAAGTAAAAGCATTCGAATATAGAGATACAAAATACAATGATTGTAAATTTACTTTACATCATAATCAAAAATATCATATACGCACACAATGGGGCGATTCCAATAAAAAAGGCGATAATGTATATACGCACGGTACAACATATAATTATAGAAAGGATAACCCATACAATCCTATACGTAAATATCACGTATGCAAAACACCACCAAAACATGTAGGTAATACTACACAACATTATACATCATTTGATAATACCACGTGGACTACCCACGCTTAATAAATTGAAATTAAAAAAATGTATATTTTTTAATGTAATAAAATGCCAACAAGATATAATAATAACATAGAAAGAGCACACGGAACTTTATTAACAAGATGGTGTGATCAAAAATATTATCTCGTACGATTGATATATTATAACGGACATCAAACAAATCCGGAATTTACAGAAGAAGATCGAAAAAAAAAATGCGAAATATTAGAAATACCTAATACGAAAACTTGTTTCATCACAAAAATAAAATGCAAAGGAACAGGGGATCATTTATTTGAAATAAACGGATATGCAAAATATACAGATGGTTTACACGGAACTTATGATGAATGGAATACTATTCCTGTAATAGGTTCAAAAAATAAATCATATAAAACAAAATATGGAATAAACAATAAAAATATTGGTTTTCAAGAATTAACACAACAAGAGTTATCTACGTGTTCAAAAGAACAACAAGACATTTATAATAAATTACAACAATGGAAATTATATGTAAAAAGACGTGGTGCTTCATTATCTTGGAAATTAACAGAAAAAGAAAATATAATTTTTCAAAAAAAAAAAAAAAAAAAAAAAAAAATTATAAAAAAATATAAAAAATAAATAAAACTAAAAAAAAAAATTTTATCGAAAAAAATATAAAATAACAGATTATATCAATAAATTTTTTTAATGATATAATATATGTCGGAACAAAACTTACAAATATCAATAATAGAAATAAGAGATTTATCATCAGTAGTAATAAACATAAATGATGTTTCGTCAGTAATTATAAATATCCAACAAAGAGTAAAAAAATATAATATTATTGATAACATTATATTATCTAAAAAAGATACCATTAAATACAGATTAAATGAACGATATGACACTTATAAAGATTATTTACAAGACCCATATGTTTTAACTTGTTTATGTCGCCTAGTATGTTTTATTATTTGTATAATCATATTATTAATTATAAGAACAAATATTAATTTTCCATAACTGTGTTTAGATGTAAAAGTAGTCTATATCTACCGGAAGAAGTAGAACCTACAATATAATTATCGGATAATCTTGAACCGCAACGTTTAACAATTTTTTCTTTTAAAGCACTATTATCTGAATCGGATGTTGTTAAACACCCATCAATTAAACCAAAACTATCTATACAAATAATATTTTTTTCTTTACAAGTAGATACAATTTTCGATATATAATCAACAATTAAACAATCAGCGTCTTTGTTGTAATTATTATAATTCATATAAAAAAATACAGGATCTACAACATTTGAACATATATTAGATAAGGCACTTAAACTACTACCACTATTGGTATACCAAGATATTTTCTCTCCAGTGTAATCATTTTCTAATGTTTTTTTTAAACTGTTATTCAATTGAACGCTATGAAGAGTTTTAAAATGCGGAGACATTCTAAAAATACTGGATGCACCACTAGCATCAGTTTCAACATACGTTTTATATATTTTCGGCAAAGAAGTAGATACATTTTTAACTTTGCTAAAAAAAGAGTAATAAATACTACGAGCTACGTGATAATCTTCTGACATTATATATTAATTAAATATTAAATTTCCGAACGAGGTCTTAAATTATAACGATGTGAACTAGACGAACCAAAAGCATATCTTTCTCTAATATTATTTATTGCCATTCTTTCTAAATTATTTGTTCTAGAAGATGTATCCGAAACATAATTATTTATTCTTACTCTTCTAGGAATTTGATTTGAAACGCGTATTATACGATTAGAATGCATTTCAGTTGTATCAGTTCTACTTGTTTCGCTATTTGGCGTTTCTCTATGTTCCGATGTAGTATTTTCTATATTATTTGAAATATCATAAATTAATTCAAAGGGTTGTTCTTTTCTACATACGGGACAATTAATATTACCATCTTGGAACCACTCATTTATACAAGAATTATGAAATGAATGAAAACAAACCAGATTTTTTTTATTTTTTTCTATAGATTCTAAACATATAACACACGTATCCAATTCTTTAATTACTAACCTTTTCTTTTTTTTCTTTGTTCGAGTTGTTGGTAAAGTTAATTCTTTGCTTTTATAATTAACTGTAGGCAAAGGTTCGTATTCTTGAACAATACTATTGGTATTATAAAAAGCATGCGATGGAGAATTTACAGGCGATGCATATGTTGGCATACCAGTTTCTTGTAAGTTTGCCCTTCTAGCTAATCTAGATTGTGCAATAGCCATCATTTTTATAACCTTTGAGCATTCAAAAGTAAATTCGCCAAATTCTCCTCTACAAGTTATATTTCCCGTTATTATATTACTATTAAATTCTTTAATTAAAAAATAATAATTACCAGAAGGCAAATAATTACCTTTTTCATCATATATATTTCTATTTGTACTTATGCTTGTTTTCACACCAACATTCATTTTTAATAACTATCTATTATTTTTTTCTGAAAATAACTCTGACCTATAAAAGATACAAAAGTATTTGTGATGTCTTTTACAAATCGAAAACCAGATTTTTCTAAACAAAGTCTCAATAGTGCTAAACGTTCATTTATCAACACACAATTCATCATAATACTTTTAAATTCTGGATGGAAATCAATAAATGAATAATGAACAAAATCCATGATTCTGTTTTGTTTTAACAATTTAGAGGCAGAACTAAACAAATCATTTTTTTTATCAAAAGGTTTATAATAGTTATTTCCCAAATAGTAATACAATATAAAAGGTATGATAAAACATATCCCGTGGTCATCACCACATTGCAAATTAACCCCATAATATGTATCTAATTCATTTCCTTTGTATGAAACGTGTGCATTGATACTATTGTTTTTATTTATAAATTTTGTAAAAGACCTCATAAGAAGTACATCTACTGGTTCTTTGAATTGTATTTTTTTAACTCTAGTAGATGAAAATCGATGTTCCAAATAATCCGTCGTTTTCATAGATTTACCGTGTGAGTTTATATAATTGAATTTGTATTTCCCATTGCCCAACGGAACAAATATGCCACTAACGCCGTGGCAAGAATAATATTCTTCTTCTTCTTGGTCTACACCATAACCATCTAAATTAATAAACATATAAACAATTTTATTTTCACTCATTAAATCATCTATATGTTCTAATAAATTTACTGTATAAATGTCAAAACCATCATATGCTATTTCACATTCTATATTCTCAAACCATTCCAACATTTTTTTTTCATCTGTTAAGAAATACATGCATTCTCTAAAATCAATATTTACTGATAAGTATTCCAATTTGGATTGAACCCTTTTGTCGAAACAATTTTCACGAATGAGTTTCATTGTTTTAAAAGCAGGTGTATCGCTATCCATATCGCAAAAACCTAGGTCATCACTTTTTTTTAATATATAATATAACTTATTTTTCTTTTTTCTATAGTGTTGTAAAGGAAACATGTTTAATTTTTTATTTAATTTAAACATGTTTTTATTTTTTTAATTCAATTTAATTTACTATGGTGTTGAAAATTATATCGATAGGAAAATCAATCATTTTGTATACAAATTTGAATAATATATAAAAAGTATAGACACCATCATAATATTTTATAATTACCGCCTTTTTATTTTTTATTATGTTTATTATTGTATCTACCCATATATCATTATTAATCAATGGGGTTCCTTCACTATATATATTATTAATAAAGACATCAATAATATCAACTTTGTTTATTATATTATTATATAAAACACTATCCCTAGGAAATACAATATAATATAATTGATTCAGTGTTATAATATTTAATTTGTCCAATGAATTAATAATATTTATTGTTGGTAATTCTAATTTATTATTTTCATCCCGGATATATAAAAAAAATTTTTCCCAATTGTGATCGGAAGTTAATTCATCTTCTAATATCCATGAATTATCTCCAGTTGTTATTAATTGTTCTAAGGTTCTCTCCATTAAATAATATTTATTATCTATCTTACTTATCCCAACACATTTTGGATAATTTTCCCCCACTCTCAAACTATACAATAAGTCATCGAAACCTTCCGTAGTGTATATATCTTTATCAACTATTAATCTCTTTTTAAAAGTACCAGATATCAGTTTCCATTTTTTTGTCAATTCTGTTTTAAAAAGCGTATTTATATATATTGACGTATAATTCATATTTTTTACTCCTATCAATACATTATCATAATTTTCTGAGTCATCTGGTTTTAAAAATATACTCGAGTTTGTTATGGTTTCTGCATTTTTTACATTTATTTTATATGACACAGTATTTTTTTGTGATATTTTTTTTATTTGTTCGTATGATAATTTTTTTTTATAAAAATTAATTTCACCCAAATCAACATCGCCATCAGAATTGATTTTTATATCATTTTTATTTATTTGACTAATCGGTGTTAAAAATTCTAAATATAAAAATATCCATTTATTATTATTATAAATATTTACATTTGTATTTGTTGCTTTTTTTATAATATACACATTCCGAGCATTTTCATCTAGAACGGTAATATTTTGTATTTCTTCATCATTGTTAATAGTAATATCATTATAAGAAAATAAAATTTCTGAATTCCAATTTTTAAACCACATTGTCATGCTTTTAATTGATTCTTGTAAAGTAATATTCTTATTCGGAAAACCCAATGATACTTGATTTAATGTTAAGGTATTCATTATATTATTATTTACTGAATCAACATTTTTAATTAATTTACCTTGAGATTCTTTATTTTGTATTAATGTAAAATCAACATCATCATACATTTGAAAAGTGGATTTTCCTATATTTTTATACTCAAAAAAAGAATTTTTTATTATACCATCGTTTTTTATATTAGACTTCACATCTTCAAACGTAAATGTTTTAAAAATATTGGAATCACCCGATAAAGAATCTTTATATAACCATTTATCCCCTATGGTTAACAAATCCCCAGCAATAAAAATATTTTTTTTGTCTGGATACACGTCATCATTTGATATATAAACCTCTCCAGTATATTTTGTATTATAAATTCTTCTAAATTTTACATTAACATCTTTATGCACGGTTTTATAACCTTTATTAGACTGAAGATATCGGACAACATTTACACGAAATGTATAAGTATTTAATAATTCTTGTATCTTAATATTTTCGTTAAAATAAATATAATTTTCAAAATAACTATTTAGTTCCATCCAATCAAAATAGACATTAATCCCTGTATTCAAAATTATTATAGACAATCCTTTAAATGATTCGTTTTCCCACGTTATAAAGCTTTTATTGTAGGAATAATTTATAATTTTTTTTTTTTCTATTTTTTTCGATAACCATGTTAACTGTTCTTTTTCTTTTACTTTTAATTGGTCAATTAAGCGGATTAATTTCGTTTTTTCTTCATTAAAAGATAACTCTAAATTATTATCAAATGAATATGGTTTATGCTTTTCTACTTCTATTAATAATATTTGTAGAATATTTATGTCAACAATACTCGAATCTTTTGTTTTTGTTTTTATTTCATCAATAATAGCGATAGTTGACTTTCTTTCTTTCTCTCTATTTTCTAATATGTTTTTTTTATCAGTATATTCTAAGAATAAATTATTATATATATTTACTAACTCCGGGATAGGAATAAATGAGGAAAGAAGTTCATACTTTACTACAAAATCCACCAAAATACCATTTAACAAGGCATTGGTCATGTAATTAATGTTATCTTGTGTAGCATTTTTATTTGTATTCGATATTAATAAATTATTTATTTGCTTTATTTTAAAATCATATTTATCTCGCAAATCGATATTAGAAACAAATTCCAATTGATTAGTCAAAAATATATTTATATCATTTATATTTTTATTGTTTAATAATATATTTATTTCTTCAATTTTATCATTGGTTTCATTATAAGATTCTAAATATGTTTTTCTTTCTTTTAATGCAATCATAAGTATTTTTACTTTGTCAACAAAATCACCATGTATTTTATTGTTTTCCAATTTTAAAATAGCGTCACTAATTTCTTTTATTGTAAATATATTTATGTTTTTTTCTATATCATTAATCGTTTTCAATGTTTCATCATATAGTTTTTTATCAGGCATTTCTGGAGTTTCAATATTTATAATAGCTGGATTACTTAAAATATCCAATTCAGTTTTTGAATATATTTTTATTTCATATATTGTCGATGAATCAAATTTTTCAACGACATATTTATTGATATCTTTTTTTACAATTATATCTTCCATATTAGTTATCGAATCCTTACCGGTATTTTTTTTTATGGTAATATAATATTCTTTTAAATCCCAAACATTTATATTTTTATCCCATGATAAATTAATATTTCTATTATCATATTCATAAACAAAATTTGTTATAATACCAATATCATTTAATCCCGAAGGTACTTTTTGTGTTTTTATCGTTTTAATACTAGAATACCCCCCTTCTAACGAATCTATCATATATTTTATTTTAATTTCATATACACTATCGGGTTGCAAATTATCTAACAATATAAAATTAGAATTGCTATGTATTATATTTCCTGATTCACCACTTTTATTATAACTCGCAATATAAAAAATATCCCTTTGTAATATTGTTCTTGAATTATATAAAGAACAACGTATGTTAATTGAATTATGACTAGTTTTTTCTATTGTAAATGTAGGGATATCAGATATTATAGAATATCCTACTCCCTCAATACCCTTATTACTCTCATTACCATATATGTCTACAGCATTTACATTATATACATATTTTATGTTATTTTCAATATTAATATTATCCGTGTATGTAGAATCAAATGTATTGGAATAAAAAACCCCTTGTTTATATATTTTATAATAACTAAATCTAATATCATTCGAACTATCCCATATTAATTTTATACTTTTATAAAAATTTTCTACTGTTAGTTTTGATATTTCTTCTGGAGGTGAAAAATCCGTTGGAATAGAAGACACAACATCCGAAAATATACTAGAATTATCCTTTACATCTCTGGTTTGCAACTTATAATAATATTTTTTCCCATTTATTAAATTATAATCATTATAAATGATATTTTTATCGATAATATTATTTTCTATTAATAAACCACATTTCATTGAAAAATATCTCCCCTTCCAACTATCAATAGTATTTAAAGGTTCTATTCGTATTTTTTTTATGTTTCTTTTTTTTTCCTTAAACAAAACTTTAAATAAAGTTTTTGACATATTATAATTATTTTCAACATATATTAAATCATTGTCAAATAAATCCCATTTATCAGGATAAACATTTGTTGTAGTAGTTTTAAATTTAAATTTTTTTGGATAATTTAAATCATCCATTCCTTGTATTGCCAATCCTATTATGGTTTTATCTATATCAGTCTCTGGTATTATTAATTCTAAATATGGATTATTATCATTTGCTATCCAAGATTTATTTGTAGCGGCGTTAAATATATTTATACGAGGATCTTTATATTTTTTGTCATTTCCCTTTTTAAAAGACGAAAATATATAGTTGTTTAAAGGTAAATTTATTATATAATAATCTGTATATATGAAATTTATAATTTCATAATTAATATTATCTACGCTTCTATACAAAATATATGAAAAAATATCAAACTCAATTGTATTTAATTCTATCACCAATGATAAATAATTATCATGATTACTTATATTTAAAATGTTAGGTTTTTTGGGAGGATTGTCTTGCGGTATACCAATTATTATATCTGTTTTCTCACTTTCTTGATTTATTTTATCTACAGCCGTTAAAGAATAAAAATACTCGGTATTGTTCAACACATTAATATCTACAAAACAAATATTTTTACCCAATATTGACCAATTATTACTATTAATATCATATACGTGCTGAACACTATTTGTTAAGCCTCTGTATATTTTATATTTATCAATATCATCATCATTTTCTCTCCAAACTAATTTCATAGAATTAAATCCCGGAATTAATTTTAATTCGTTCGGTTTATGAGGAACAATATTTTGAGGAGTTAAAACTAATTCAGCAGAGGTTAAACTTTCATTAAATTCGTCGTCCACTGCTGTAATCTTATATTTATAAGTTTCACCATTAGTCAAATTTGCATCTGCCATTTGATACATATCACCAACCAATGTCAATTCAATACTATTTATACCTAGTTTATATATTAATTGATAATCATTGCTTGCAATACTTCTATAAATATAATAATATTTTACATCACTTTCATTATTTTTTAACCACTTTAATATAACCTTTTCACTTTTTTCAATGCCTGTAAAATTCAATGGTAGAGATGGATTGCCCGGAAATAAGTCAACTGGACTGGAAATTAATGTTGTCGAAATAATACTTTCTTGTTTATAAATGTCTCGAGCACTTATATTATAACGATAATGATTATTCAATAATACTTGTCTATCTATGTATTTTATTTGTTTCAAATTATGTTTTAAATCATATAAAATAGTAAAATTACCACCAGCTTGGTCTTCAAAATCAAATATATATATTCTGATAAATCTGCCATTAATAGTTTCGGGAAAAAATAATTTCATTTCATTTTCATTCAACGGTTGAGATAATAATAATTCTGATTTATTTTTCACGATTTCAATCCAATTTTCATTAGACCAATTATTGTCAACGGGGCTTATTTTTATAGATATTTTTTTATTATATATTAATTTACTTATTGGCTTATATATAAAACCCAAAATATTTTGATTATTTTTCATATCAAATTGTATCCAATGCGTAGATGTATAATCGTGTAAACCCTTTTTTATTGTTATCGGTTTATCAATATCCGAAATCCAACCATTATCATTCATATTTCCTTTCCAAAAATCTGACAAATCCCGGTCTAAACCTGTTGCACCACCATTTTTAAAACTACTATGTGAATGGTTTTCATATGGTATAATAGTTTTGTTATAATATTTGTCCTCCATTTTATAAATTTTATCAAACAACACACCATTTTTATAAATATTATAATCATGTAAATCTTTTTCTGTGTTTTCATCGAAAACAATTTCTAAATTATTTTTCTTTGGATGTATCATTATATTTGTAGGAGTTTTTGGAGGACCAACTACTTCTTCTATTTTACAAGTAATAATTTTACTTTTTTTACTTTTATTTAATCCTTTATCGCAAGCTATTATATAATAACTATAATCTTCACCTAATTTAACATCATAATCAATCCATTCATTAAACAAATAACTTATTTTTTTTAATAATTTATCGTTTTTATAAATAAAATATTCACTTAAATCTATTTCTGTATTATTATTCCACGATAAATATACTTGCGATTTGGAAGGTATACAAGAGACATTTGTAGGCGGTGATGGTGGTATATCAATAGGAGAACCTTTAAAATAATAAGTATTTGTTATATGTTTTTTATTATTCAATTCCACAAGTGCAATATTATATGATTTATTGTTTTCAAGATTAGATAATGTATAAATATTATTACCAATTTTCTTTGTATTTAATGAAAATAAACGGTCTCTTTTTTTATTGTTAATATATATTTTATACACAACAAAATTATTAGTTTTATCAGCATTCCAGTCTATTGTTAAACTATTTAAATCGGAAGTTGAAGAATTAAATGATACATTTAAAAAATCGTCAGGCGATTCCTTTTTTGGTATCACTGTTTTCTTGATTTCAACAGAACTATTATATAAATTATCTATTTCTACTATCGAATATGTATATTCTATATCATTTTTCAGCGAGTAATCAACAAAAGTTGTTATATCTATGTTATTTATATATATTGGAAAATCTATTTTACTACTAGAACCAACTATTTCCGAATGAGTTTCTGAATTAATATTTGGAAATCTAGTTATTTTATATAAATTAAATATACCAGATGTGCTTTTATCCCAACTTAAACTTGCTTGTTCATTGCCACTCAAAACAACAAAATTTTTTATTTTTGGAATACTATAAGGAGTTCCAGAAAATATTTTATTATTTATTGATATATTACCAGTATTATCAACAACTTCAAGTTTATAATAATATATTTTACCATTTATTAAACCAGTATCAATATACTCATATTTTTTATTTTTTTCATATTGAAAATTATTAATTTCAATCCAATCCATATTGTCCTGTTTTCTCAATAAATTATACCCACCAACATCGTAATAATTATTATTATTTTCCCATTGTATTTTACTTTCACCGTCAAACGACTCTATATCTATTTTTTTTAAATATAATGGTGGTGTTTTATCAGTTAATACAATTTTTTGCAATATTTTTTCACTCTTATTGTTATTAGTATCTACAACTTCGATTTCATATATATATTCTTTGTCTAATTTTACATCGGTATCCATAAAATATACATTACCAGATATAACGTCATACGAAGTTGATGATATAATTTCGTTCGTCGATATAATTTTATATACTTTTTGATTTTTATATATTATATATTCTTTAATAGTATCATTTGTAATAATATCCCATGAAATTTTTACACGATTTTGTTCTATTGTTATTACAAAATTTTCGACAACATTCGGAGGCATAGTATCCAATGGGGTAATAATTTCATTTAAAGATATGATTTGAATATCATTGGCTTTATATAAATAAACATTATCTATTTTTTGTCTAAAATATATTTCAATAACTTCATCGAAAATAACTATGTTGTTTATTTTAAACAGCAACTTATCTTTATAAAATGATAAATACATTATATTTTCACCATCATATAATAGGTCGTTTATGTTTTTTGAATATGTTTTTATTATATAACCCATTTCAATATATATAATCAGTTGGAGCTGATTATCATTATTTATATTTATCATCAAATACTCATTTTTATTATCTATATTCGATAAATCAAAATTATAATTATCATTAGTTGTAAGTAAACATACATTTTGATTTGAATTTATAATATTATTTGACATAGTAATTATCAATTCATAATTTATAGGAAACGTTATTGTATTATAAAAATCATATTCTTCGTTGTTATTTAAAGATATTATATTATTTAGTGTTGTAAATTCATATTTCACACGCTCATTGTTATTCACATCTTTACCTATTATCTTAAAATTATATTGCTTCCAATTCTCAAGATTTTTAATGGTTTTTATTATTAAAGAAGGACTTTTATATGTAGTCGTGTCTTTATTAAATATTTCAATCCAATTTTCACCACTTTTATAATAAATAGTATAAGTATATTCGTTCAATAATACATCATTTCTTATATTTAATGTTAGTTTTTTATCGTGGCTTAATATATCGATATCCAAATTCGTTATAAGGTTTATGGTTTCAATAGGAATGATACTTAATTTATTACTTAAAATATTCTTGTTGGTTTCTTCCAGTTCTATTTGGAAGATATAACGTTTTGAGTATATTAAATCGTCTATCGTATGTGTTAATACATTTATATCTGTAATTCTTTTAACGAATTCATCATTATTATATAAATTATATGAAAAAAAATCAACTTTGTTCTCTGGCATATTCCAATTCAAAATAATTGACCTATCGTTTAAAGTACCGGATACAATAATAATATTAGAATTTCTCTCCAAAGAATCATTTATAACCTGTTTATTTAACTGCACATCCGTTTCAAACACAGATTCTTCGCCTTCAATTATTTCTAGAATATTAAAATCGAATTCATTATCAGATACTCGTGATTTATCATCATCACAACAAACGGTTGGTTGAAAAGATATGCGACTTTTGGGTAAAGGGGGTAAAGAGGAACAAGTTTGTTTTTGTCCATTAATCCTTGAAGGTTTGCAGTTTATAACAGTTGATTTTTCCCCACCTACTAATTTATGACCCGGCAAATCTATACAATCTTCATTATTTTTACAATTTTCTATTTGTGATTTCATTATTGTGTGTTTTTTTAATAAATGCAATCTATTACTACTAGGCACACTAGAATTATTTTGATACAAAGGATTTGAATATTTATAAACTGCTTTACCACATTTAACACCACCATTATTAGTAGTATTGAATCCCATTTCGTTGTTATTGATCAAATAATTATTTGTGTTTGTTCCTTGGTCGAAAAAATTATAGGCATTTTGTTGATATGTTTTGTTGTTTCTCTCCAAAACTTCCAACATAGTAAATCTAAAATTACTATCTGTAATGATACCATCTTTGGAACGTTTTATTTTATTGATTCCAGTATTACAATCAGATTCACATTTATTCGTATATTTAAATTGTTTTATAACTTTTGTATTTCCACTTATACAGGGTGTACAATCTATTGTTTTTCTGGTTCCAGAATACGGAACTCTAAAACGAGTATTTATATTGTTATTTTTCACCGCCTTTTTAAAATCGTTCCTAGCATTTTGGTGTTTTGGTTTAAATTTATTATTAAAAATATTGATAGTAAAAGACATATATATTATTATTATATTTTTAATAACAATATATATTTCAATTATTTAAAACTCCCAATCTCTTTTTTTCCAATATTTGGCTCTACCATATAAACGTCTTAATTTAATAAGGTCGCTCGAATTTCCACCAGCTCCTGACATTTGATGTTTATTTTTTAACCCAAATGGATAAACTTTTCCCATTCCCTTTCCTAAAAAATCACGACGTTGTGTTCTTTCCATAGCAGTTCTGGGATAAATATTTTCACGTGTCATGCTAGGGAATAAATCCATACGCGTCCAACTTGCTAGATAATTACCATATTTTTTTCTTAAAGGCTCAACTTTTTTTTGTTCTAATGCTACTTTCTCTTGTGCTGCTTTTTTAGCATTAGCTAATTTTTCAGCAGCAGTAAATTTATCATCATCATCAGCATCATTAGCATTGGCATCAGTCGTAAAATCTCCAGCTGTTTTTTGTTTTTCTTTATCTTCCTCATTTTTTGCTTCTGTCAATGATTTTTCTGCTTCCTCTAAAATTTTACCAAAATTGACAGCACGGGTTAGTTCATCAACAACAACTTGTTCTTCTTCTTCTACTACAGATTCTTCTTCTACTACAGGTTCTTCAACAACAACTTGTTCTTCTTCTTCTACCACAGGTTCTTCAACAACAACTTGTTCTTCAACAACAACTTGTTCTTCTTCTTCTACTACAGATTCTTCTTCTACTACAGGTTCTTCTTCTACTACAGATTCTTCTTCTACTACAGATTCTTCTTCTACCACAGGTTCTTCTTCTACTACAGGTTCTTCTTCTTCTACCACAGGTTCTTCTTCTACCACAGGTTCTTCTTCTTCTACCACAGATTCTTCAACAACAACTTCTTCTTCTTCACCTTCAATGATTTCTAAATCCAAATTATCTGTCTCAACAGCAGTTCCTCTAAATTCCAAAGGTTCATTATATTTTTCACTAATTACTAATTCCATTATATACATAACAAATATAATAATTCAACTTCGTAATAAATTTAAGATAGTGATTAAAGTAATATTTTTATTTATGCTAAATTGTTTATTTAGATCTTTTTTTATTATTTGTTTTAATATTTTATTGGCTAAAATAATTTTTTCTTGTTTTTGTTTTTTAAATAGCGTCAAAGATATATTTCTTTTCTTATCATATGAATCAAAATAGTCAGACCGAATTATATCATTAATTTGTATCATTGTAGCATTTTGCAAAACAATATCATTTAAAAACCCATTATTTAATATAGTTGTCATTATACTATACTATATTAAATTATTATTTTGGCTGACAGCATTTTTTTTGTTTTTGTATTTGTGTCATTGAATTAAACATATGTTTTTTATCAATACCATATTGGTTATTATCTTTACGCAAAGCCATAGTTCGACGACGTGCTTTTTCTTGTGGACAACATTTTTCAGGATGATTTTTATTAAAGATCCATCCTGTAAAACGTGATTTACCGGCAAAATAAACACCATTACAAGTGCCATTATCACATTTTGTTTCACTTATAATGGTATCGTATTTTAATCTATCTAATCTTGAGCTAGATGATACAGCACCTTGAACTTTAAACTTATTATTATTCGGTTTCCATATTGTTTTATTGTTGCAATCGTCTTGACAATCTCCAGTTCCAGATGTCCATTCAGATTTTTTACCTGCCACTTTATCAAAAGTGGTAGCTTTTCTAGAATAAGTAATATTTTTCTTGTTTTTCATATAATCTCTATAACTATAGGAATAAGGAGTTAAAACGATTTGATTTGCTAATTGTATTTTATTTTTTAATTCTTGTTCTTTTGCGCGGTCTTGTGTGTCAGCTGCTTGTTGTTGTGTTAATTGTGTATTTAAATCATCTATTACGTGCTGTGGAGAACGTTTTTGTTTTTTAGGTTGCATACCAGAACGTATAATCGGTTTATTTGTCCTACCCTTTTTATCACAAATAGTATTGTCAGAACATTTAGAATAATTATCTTTAATGATTTGTAATGTTAACTTTTGTTTCCCCACATCACAACATTCTAAAGTTTTCCTATACCCTTTGATAGGATTTCTTTTTTGACTTATTAATGTTTTTTCAGTCCATATTTTATTTTTAAAACCCATTTCATAATATCTTTGAGTTGTCATTATTTATATTACGAAAAGAAAAAATAAAATTATAATATAATGAGAAAGACAATAATATTATTTAGTATATTTTTTTTTGGACTAATATTATTTAATATTCAATCAAAAATTATAGAACCATTGTGTAAACTAAAAAAAGATAAACCAAACAACACGCAATGTGAAAAAATAACGCTCAATAAAAATCTAGAAAAATCAAATGCTATAGAAAAAAACTTATCATTGTTAATAAATAAAATAAAAAAGAAAGAAGTATTAATAAAAAAAAATAGTAAATCAATAGATTCTAACGAAGCCAAAATAAGGAAGATGCAGGCGGCAGCCAGTGGTAAAGCTATAGATAATTCAAAAGCTTGTGCAAAATATCCTGATGCTTGTTAAATTATTATATATATTATTTAATTATATATATAATGACATTTATAATTACAGCGACAAATATATTTTTAGCTACATTAATATTTTATGAATTATTTAAAAAATTAAATACATATTCAAAACCTTTAGTCGAAGGATTGGAATCGAATTCTTGTCCAAAAAACATGGAAGGAGTAATATATAAACAAGAAGCCAAATTAGATAAATTTACTACAAAATTAAAGGATATTGATAGTGGTTTAATAATAGTAAACAATAAATTAAAAGAAAATGAAACAAAAATAAAAAAAAATGCTGTAAATTTAAAATCCGCATCAAATAAGATTAAAAATGAAGCAAATGAAAAAATGAAAAAATTAGATAATATGTAATTATTCTATTTCAACGTGTAATAAAAAGGTTTCACTATCCGTATCACTTACTTCTTCATCTGCTTCATAATTTGTATATGGAATTAGTAATCGAGATATATTTTGATTTATATCTGTCAAAATATTTTTATGGTGGTCAACAATTTTATAAATAAAATGTGGAGAGAAAAGATTAGATATAATATTTGATAAAACGATACTTTCGATATCCATAATCATATTTAAAATACCATTAATCCAAAAAAACAATATAATATATATCATCATCATCATTATTGTAAAAGATGCTTTACTAACATATAATATTCTACGATTCATTTTAAAAATAACCACATACATATAATGTAAAAAAAAGAAATAAAAAAAAATATAATTAAAAAAATAATAATAATAATTATATCCAAATATACCGTTTTCTTTGATAAAATCTGTAAATGTAGTTTTTGTGCTAGTAGGAAATACCATTTCTATAAGATAAAAGTTATTTGTTATACTATCATATGTAAAAGTTAGTGCCGCAACTGGTAAAACAATAAGTATATTTTTACAATAAATAGATGAAATATTACTTTCTTGAAACAATAATTTACTATTTTCTTCTATATCGTAATGGGAAAATAAATAAGGCGTTTTACATTCCATGCACTCTTTTTTAGCTAATTCATTTGTTGTTTCCTCAAACCATTGATTAATACAAGTTTTATGAACATATTTACTTGTACCTCTACAACTACAAGGATTTATCAATAATTCAATATTTTCTTCTTCTTCTAAACAAATTCTACACATATTAGTTAAGCTTATTGTATCTGACATATTATATAATATTATTATATATGTCAGATTTTTTTTCAAAAGTAGCAAGTGGCACAGAAAATTTACAAAAAGACTTTTTAGGAGAAACATATCCTTATCATAAAAATATCAATACACCAGCGTCCATGGGTATGAGTGGTAAAGGAGATATGCCTACTTTAGCACGAAATGTTGCTGGTATTGTAAATTATACTAAACTTCTAGTAGAAGGCACTGGAAGGGCATCTAAGACGGGTAGACCTTTAGGGAATAAGTTTTTTTTGAAAACGGGTGGTAGCTGTGAACCAAAGGGTTATATTAAATCAAATGGAAAAGTGGTTGAAACCAGTGGTGGTAATTCTACAACACGATATATTTACATTAACAATCAACCTGATGGTAGTATACCTTTTATATCTAGTGGTGCAGGCGCAAATTTTGGAAATTTTAGAGGATTGATCCCCGGAATTATAGGCAATATTGGACATATCAATCCAGTAGAACTTATGGGTGCATTTGGACAAAAAGGAAGTCCTCCGTGTTATAAAGTTTCTATGCCAACCATTGATGCCAAAAATAAAAGAGGTAATGATTCGCAATATGTTGCAAAATCGGATCTTGCAAATATGAATGGTTGTAATTTTCCGGGCGGATTAAACCCTATAACAAAAAAAAGAACATCTGGTTGTAAACAAGGATTCGATATTATGCAAAAATATTTGGAAAAAGAACAGGATAATTCTAAAATAATTAAACCAAAAAAAGACCCAATAGTTAATATTTATAATACTAGTTTCGGTTTATTGTTGATATATTTGTTAATGAAAATTATGAAAAAAGCTTAACCCCATAAATTTTGAATATATTTAATTTGTGATACTAAAACAGCAGAAATATACAAGACTGTTCCTAAAATTAAGTGAAATTTCCAATCAGCATTAATAGTTAATCCTAAATAATCGATTATTTTTTGATGCGGAGAATTTTCTGTGGGTGGAAAAACACCCCAAAAGATAGCACCAACCATTAAAATAGATGTAATTACGATCCTTAACATGTTATATTTAATATGATATGTTAATTTTGTTTATTTAACGTCTACGTCTACGACTTTTTCTACGTTTGCGTCTACGTGATTTGCGTCCACGACTTCTACTACGACTTCTACGACGGCGTTTGGTGCGTCTACGTCTGCTTCTGCCTCCTGCCTGAGGATTTACAACACCAGTTGCTCCAGAATCAATCTTTTTCTGGATTGCAGCTGCTTTTGCCTTAACACCAGTAAGTTTCTTTTCAGCAACATTAATTTTCTTTTTTGCGGACTCCATTTTCTTTGTTGCGGCATTAGCTGCATTTACAACTCTTTTTTCACAGTCTGTTTTCAAAAACATGTTTTTAATGTGTCCACACATTTTTTCTGCACTTTTTACATCAGAAACACCTTGAGAAACGGCTGTTGTAGCAGCTTTGGTCATACTTTTTGCGGCACTCATCATTCCACCGCCTATTCTACTTCTTCGTCTAGTTCTTCTTCTTGCCATTATACATTAATATGATATTTAAATATCGTATTAATAGATTAATAAATTATTTAGAATCTTACGCGTTTGTGTAATTCCAAAGCAGCTACCCCCCCAGCAACTTGTGCTAAAACATATGGAGCCAATTCAGACATTCTCATTCTACCACCAACAGCCATCATTACTGATACAGCTGGGTTGTAGTGTCCACCAGAAATTTTACCTCCTAAAACAATAACAAGCATTAATGCTAAACCAATTGGAATTGGTGATCCTGTTGCCAAAATAACGTAAAGAAACAAGCATGTTCCTAAAAATTCTACTAAATATTTGTTCATTTTATATTATATTATAAGATAAAATTATGCACCAAAAGTTGACTCGCCATTATAAGTAATATATAAAAAACCGTCTTGGTCTCGATGTTCGTGATAAACCTGGGACAATAGTGATGCCGTAGGAACTAAATTAGTATCATTTACAAACAAGAAAATGCTTTTTTCAGGAGACAACTTTATTCTTTTTCGTATAACAAACATGAAATTAGCAATCGAAATGTCATCGGGACACAAATATTTTTTTCTATCAATATCTGGTATATCATTTCCCACTTTACCTTTTTCACAAATAACTGGTATTTTATTAGGATATTTTTCCCTAATTCTTTGTGATTCTGAATATCTTCTTTCAAAACTATTTTTTACTTTAAATCCGGAATTCTTCGATAATGTATCGTTTATATTTACCTTTACATTATGAACAATACTACTCGATAATTGCCTTAAACTAGTCTCCATTATTATATATATAAATAGTATAAATATATTTTTAAATTCATTATTAAATGGATATTCAAATATTAGAAAATTATTTAAATGATAAATCAAATAAATCAAATAAATCAGTTAATCAAGAAATATTTAAACCTACATTAGTAATAATAGCTTTTATATGTATGTATAAAGGGTATTATTTGGCTCTTTGTCTCATTTTTCTTCTTTTTCTTTGTAGTCTTCTGACGCGCTTTTTTCGCCACTTCCAACGCATAGTAGCACAGGATTTTTTAAATCGACACGAATGCGACATAAATATATATAAATATTGATAAAATAACTCTAAATTATTTTAAGTTTTGTTTTGCCATCACACCAAACCAAATTAACCCAAATATATACAACATTGAAGTCATATAAATAGGTATAGGTTTTCTGTGATTACCTTTTAATTCTAAATAAGTATAATAACCCAATACCAATATTCTGAAAAAACCATAGGTATACATTTGTAATTTCATTATTTTTTTTGTAGTTTTTGATTTATATCCTTGCCACAATTTTTTAGATGCATCTTGTTTTAAACTATAATAAACTAAATAATTGGGTATATTTGACAATTCCGCATAAAACACAACATATGGCCAATGATATAATGTTTTTGGCAACAACATATAAGAATATACAGAGATATGATGATAAATATACATCAATCTTAACAAATCATATTTGCCATCTTTAATTATATAATACAAATCAAATAAAACATAACCACCAGTATTTGCACGTATCAGCGAAGAATATGAGTTTGACCACAAATAATTTAAACCCATAAAAACACTAGAAGAAGCGTGAAATAAAGAGGTGCTGTTTAATGCTAATTTTTTTGTTTGTATATTTTCTAATTCATCGTTTAATTTATAATAAAAATACGAACTAGGAATGGTACTCAAAATGTTTACGATACTGTTCATTATATAAATTGAATTATATATTTTAATATTATTTATTATAATATATATGGTTAATTACATCTTGATCGACGGTAGTTATTTTATGTTTTATCGATACTATGCAATCGTTCAATGGTATAAATTAAGTAAACGAGAACCACAACTAGATAGTGAAAATCCTATAAACAACAAAACGTTTATGGATAAATTTATATCAACTTTTCAAACAAAAATGCAAGAAATACCCAAACGTCTAGGATTAGAAAATAATGTTATTATAGTAGGAAAAGATTGTCATCGCAAAGATATTTGGCGCATGGATATATTTAAAGATTATAAAGCAAATAGAGTATACGATGATACATTTTTAGGCGGACATGTATTTAAAAGCGTTTGGAAAAATGATTTATTTATAAAAGGTGGAGCGGATAAAATATTTTATCACCCAAAACTTGAAGCGGACGATTGTTTAGCCTTAACAACAAAACATATATTAGGTTTATATCCGCAAGCAAATATTTATATAATTACAAGTGATATGGATTATTTACAACTTGCTAGTGATAATGTTCATTTATATAATTTAAAATTTAAAAAGTTAACAGAAAGTAAAACTTCATTCAATAATCCCAAAAAAGATTTATTTTGCAAAATACTTACAGGAGATAAAAGTGATAATATACCGAGTGTTTTTAAAAAATGCGGCATTAAAACCGCTTGTAAATATTGGGACAACGATGAAGAATGGAACAATAAATTACAAGATGAAAACACACGAGCTATTTTTGAAAGAAACCGAAAAATCATAGATTTCAATTATATACCTGAAGATTTGATAAATGAATTTAAAAATAAAAATATCTATATTAAATAAAACATGGGATTATTAGAAGGAATTAATACAGCCTGGATACCTTATTATTACAGAGTTAAAAAAATATATGAAAAAAAAAAACATTTAGATAGAAATAAAAAAATATTTAATGAACTTAAAAGAATACATACATTTGCCGTTTTTGCCCCCCTTTATACTACATATAACGATTTAGACAAAATAAAAATAAAATTAGAATCAATTGCATAAATAAATTATAAAAAAATTTTTTATTTATAATTTATGTTTTATTTATTTATTTTTTAGAATCATTCTAGGCGCTATATTCATCGTAATCAATTCTTGAAATAATAATTTACAAGCATAAGGAATTTGAACTCTATGAAAATCGATATGATCATTACACGTTTTACAATGATGAATCTTTTTTTCTTCATTAAATATTGCCATTAATCCACATTTACCACATACGTGTACTTCAAATGAATCACTCGAATGATATAATCTATCTTTTGTAAATCTAGCCGCACCGTGAGAAATCATACAATCACGCTCCATTTCACCAAACCTTAAACCTCCATCTCGTGACCTACCTTCCGCTGGTTGTCTAGTTAATACCACCATAGGACCAACACTACGACTATGTTCTTTATCCATTACCATGTGTTTCAAACGTTGATAAAATGCTGGACCGATATAAATATCTGATTCTAATTGTTCTCCTGTCATACCATTATATAAAATATCATTACCGTGCCTTTCGTATCCTAATGTTTGTAATTTTTTACATATATCTTGAATTTGAAACTCTCCAAAACTGGTTCCATCACCATATAATCCCAATTCCAACAATACTTTACCCAATAAAGTTTCTTTAAGCTGGGCAATTGTCATGCGAGATGGGATAGCATGAGGGTTAATAATAATATCTGGTACTACACCCTCTGCTGTGGTGGGCATATTAGAACCTTGCATGACTAATCCAATTGTACCTTTTTGTCCGTGCCTGGATGAGAACTTGTCACCGATCTGGGGTTTTCTATAACATCGTGTTCTTATTTTAGCAAATGTATATCCATCACCATTTCTATGAATATAATTTTTATCAACATAAGTTTCTTCATTTGTTCTAAAAATTTTACTTTGGTCCAGATATTTAATTACCTTTGTATGATCATTTCTATTTTGTTTAATTGGTGCGACCTTACCCATTATAATATCTCGGTCTTCAATTAACGTGTTTTCAGGTATTACACCCATATGATTCAATTTATCGTAATTACCAAATTTCATACCCTTTGTTTTACTTTTATCTGCCTTACATCTTATTTCTTCATCTCCATGTATTTTTTTTTCTTCATCTTTTTCTGTATGATATAACGTAGCAGAGAACAAACCTCTATCCAAACTATCCTGATTAAATATAATACTATCTTCTTGATTATATCCAGAATAACTCATGATCGCCACAATTACATTACACCCCGATGGTATTTTATTTAAATTAATAACATTCATCAAACGAGTGTCCACCAATGGTCTCATAGTATAAGACTGTACATATGCTGTTTTGTCCATACGTCTAGTAAAATTAGTAGCATATGTGCCCATTGCCTGCTTTCCCATAGCACATTGATAAGTATTTCTAGGAGATTGATTATGCTCCGGAAATGGGATACAGCTTGCTAAAATACCAAATATAGTGCTAGGATGTATTTCACAATGTGTGTATTTATAACTGAAGTCTTCAACCCTTTTTCTTTTTTTTGAATAAATATATATTAAACTGTGGTCTTGTTCTCTGGAATCAACATATTCTAAAATACTTTCATCCCCTCCCGATGTTGTCAATAAATTATCCCATACAATAGATTTATTTTTAATTTTTTTTATAATTTCAGGTGTAAAATTTATTTTATTATCGATTAATCTATATATGGGTCTAGTCAATCTTCCCGCATCATTACAAATTATTATTTCCTTTGTTTTATAATCAAACACTATACTGGTATAAATATTAATTATTCCTTTATATTTACAATCCTTTAAATGCAAATATAATTCTTGCGGTTTATTAGTAATTCCAATCCAACAACCATTAATTATTATTTTTACTTTATCGTATAACTCTTGACACGTTTTTTCTTCGATTGGTTCATAATTATTTTTCAAAATATCATATATTGGAATACTCGATGATTTAACAGTAATATGAGCCAGATAAGATAAATTTTTAACAACACCTACACTACCCCCTTCTGGAGATTCCGCTGGGCATATCATACCCCATTGTGTATTATGTAATTTTCTTGGAGGGATTAACTTACCACTTTTATCAATTGGTGTATTTACCCTACGCAAATGACTTAAACTAGAAATATAAGTTAATCTACTCAATACTTGTGCTACACCTACTTTATTAGAGTTTGTGTTTTTTATACCAAAATCGCCAGTAGCCAGCGCACGTTTCAATCCATTTTCAATAGTTGTTGCTTTTATAATTTTATAAATATTTGTCTGGTTTATAATATTTAAGTAATCATCAGTAGAACGCCAAGAACCATTATTAATTTCTCTAACAGTTTGTTTTTGCATATCTTTTACTAATTTATTAAAATAATTTCGCAAAAGATTATTTAATAATATACCTGTAGTATCCAATCTTTTATTTAAATAAGAATCTCTATCATCCGGTTTTCTCCAACCAAAACTCGTTTGCAATAATTTATTTACCATATATCCCAAGAAATATATTTTTTGTTGCTTTGTTCTACAATGTGGAAATAAATCATTATCCAATACACTTACGGTAAACGCCCTTTTCTTTTTTATTCCCGATTCTTTATCCATGTTAATGGGTGTAAACATCGCTTGTTGAATAATATATTGTAAACTGTCTTCTTCCGATATATATTTATTTGCATCTATAATACTAGCTTTTAATCCAAATAATAATTTCTTTTTGCTTTTTTCAATATTTAATATTATAATTTTACAAATTTCTTCATCCGAAACAATACCCAATGCACGAAATACAACGAATAAAGGAATGGGTGTTTTTATTCTAGGTATTTGAACAAAAATCCCATGTCCAGAACCATTATTTCTAGTAGCAATAGTAATATTGATTTGCTTCGGAGATATACATTTATAATCAGGAACAGATTTTATTTCAGCCAACCAACTCCATTTATTATTATTTTTTTTAATATTAAAACACATTACAGTATTTTCCGCGGCTCTTTCTTGAGCAATACACGTTTTTTCTGAACCATTAATAATAAAATATCCACCAGGATCCATCCAACATTCGCCTGTAATATCGGCTTTTAGATGACTATATTGAGTTAATACACAAATATCAGATTTTAACATAATTGGCATTTTACCAATATTAATTCTGGGAAGCTTTTTATATAATGTTTCAATTGAATTTAAATTTTCTCCAGTGCGCTTGATTATTTTTATATTAACATCAACACTCATTGCCGAAGAATATGTAAAATTTCTTAATCTAGCCTCTTGTGGAAACATTATTTTTGTAGCACCATTATTTTCATGAATTTGTGGTCTGTAAATCTGTAAATTATCAAACGTAATAATTATTTCCAATGAATATAAACCGGTTATATCATCTTTATCATGTTCGGAATGTATAAGAACAGGGTTAAACATTTGTATGGTCTCTCTAATCTGCTCTGATACAAATTGATTATAACTCTCTTTTTGATGTCTTACCAATCTATCCAAATGTTGTTTGTCAAAATAACTTTCTATTAATTTATGTGATAAAGAAGTGTCATAATTTAAAACGTTATTAATGGAATCCATATTTATATTCATTTATATTAATAAATATAAAATCAATTTATTTTTAAGTATATTAATTATATTAATTATACATCTTTGATTTATTTATAGTATATATATTTATAAAATAAAATCTATTATAAATATATGGGAAAAAATAAAAATGATATATCTTTAAATATCATTAACGATTGTTCCAAAAATTCCAATTTATTTATAAAAAATATATTTAATGATATTTCTAATAACAATTTTCATTTACAAGGTTCTAAACATAAAAAATATATATTTAGTGATAATTTAACAATTTCTAAAAAAAAACATATTTATAATAAAGGGTTAAATGATAATAATATATTTATAAATATGACGATAAAAAGAATGTTGGATGATATTGATAAAAAAAGAAATGACAATTTAAAAAAAAACAAGTTATCGACTATTATTGAATATATGGATAAAAAAAATTTGGATTCTCCAAACAATTCTTTATTACACAACGAATATACCAACGAATTACATATTGATAATGTATTAACAACCATAAATAAAAAATATGAACAAATATATGTAAATGAAAATAATACTTTTTTACAGACGAAACCAAAATCACATTTAATCACTCATAAAAATGATGAATTTAATACATATTTAAAATATAAATACACACTTAATAATCCAATTGTAGAAATTAAAAAAAAAAAATAAATAAAAAAATAAAAATT